ATGAGGGCAGGATTCATTCAGTTTACGCCGGTTCTCGGCGATATCGAGCAAAACATCCTGAAAATCTGCAAGCTTGTGGACATAACCGATGCGGACCTGGTCGTCCTTCCGGAGTTGTGCAATACCGGTTATCATTTTGCCTCGCGGCAGGAGATCGAGACGCTTGCCGAAGAGATCCCTTTCGGAAAGACCACGGAGTCTCTCTGCCGGCTGGCGAAGGCCAAAGGGGCGTATGTTGTTGCCGGCTTGATCGAAAAATTCGGAGACAAGTGCTACAATGCATCGGTTCTGGTCGGTCCGGCCGGATATATTGCGACGTACCGGAAGATCCATCTTTTTTTTGAGGAGACCCTCTGGTTCGATCCTGGGGACCGTGAACCTGCCGTCCACGACATCGGCATCTGCCGCGTGGGGCTCATGATATGCTTTGACTGGATCTTCCCGGAAACGGCGAGGATTCTGGCCCTCAAGGGCGCGGATGTAATCTGCCACTGTGCGAACCTCGTCCTTCCTTACTGTCAGGAGGCGATGGTCACCCGGTGCCTGGAAAACCGCGTTTTTGCCGTCACGGCCAACCGGACCGGGACGGAAACCCGGGGGGAAAAGTCGTTTCACTTTACGGGAAAAAGTCAGATTACGGGTCCGGACGGGTCGATCCTCTGCCGGGGAGGGGAGGCGACGGAGGAGATCGGCGGCGGCGATATCGACCCAACCCTCGCGCGAAACAAGGCGATCAACCCGTACAACGACGCCTTCGGCAGCAGAAGGATCGAATATTACGGGGAACTGATGAAACAGCGGACGCGGTGATTTTTCGCTTGAAAACGGGATTTCTTTAGGATATAGGATAGCACGCCCGGGCGGTTAACTCAGCGGGAGAGTGCTACCTTCACACGGTAGAAGTCACTGGTTCAATCCCAGTACCGCCTACCATGAAAATCAGGGGGTTACGGGTCATACCGTAGCCCCTTTTTCTTTGGATAGGTCTTGCGCTGCGGCTGGTCGCTGCGGTTCGATCATTTTTAACGTAAAATCGCCCTTAATTTGGGCCGACAGAGCAAGGGCGGATGCGTCTACGGAATGGAGGTAAATTTCGGTCGTCCTGACGTTTTTGTGCCTCAACATCCCGGAGACGGTTTTCAGGGATGCTTTCTTTTCATCCATCAGGTACGACGCCATGAAGTGCCGGATTGAATGGAACCCGTAATACTGAGGGATGGTCATAATTCTTTCGTCTTCACGGATAGGACGGTTGTTCTTTTTCTCGAACGCTCGTATCTGCTTCGGGGATCTCTTGACCCTTCGCGTACCGATCGGGGGGCATCCGGCGCGTTTACAGATCGTCCACATCATTTTGGGCCGCCCTTTATACCTGTCGCCCTGCCCCTCATTAGCCGTCTGATTCCAGAACACCCATTTATCCTGTTTACGGGTATCCCATCGCTTCTTCAGGACATCGTATAGATCGTCGTTCATCGGCAGGACGTCAGGTTGGTAGGCACCGTCTTTGCGCTTCCGGGTCCAGAGGACGACATATCGTTTCTCAAAGTTGATGTCCTCATGCCATCGCAGCCGCAGGATCTCATCGATACGTCCGAGAGTATGGAGGCAGGTCAGGAAAATGTCCCGGTCGTCTCCTGGGTTGGCCGCCGCGATCATTCGGAGTATTTCTTTTTGGGTCGGGATCTCCTTCTCTTTCGTCACATGGGTCATGGGCTCGATGCCGATGCAGGGGTTTATCAGGAAGGGGAGCTGTGCGGAGTATATCTTTTTCGCCCAGGAGAATAGCGCGGACAATTCATGCCGATGTTCGTTGTAGAGGCTATTGCTTTCGAGGGTCTTCAGATAGTCGTGGATGTGCCGGGGCGTGATTTCCTCGATCGGGATGTCGCCATCCGGGAGAGTCTTCCTGAACCGCTTGCAGACATTAACCTTCCGGAGATAAACGTCTTTTACATGCTTCCGTTGAGATGTATCAAGGTACTCATTGGCAATAGCCTTAAATCCCGTGGCGGTCTGACTCATCGGGATTGGTATCGGCACTTGAGTCCTTATTTCTTCCCGACGCTTCACCCTTGCGGCTTCTGCTTCTCGCCGGGTAGTGAACCCCCTCCCGGCATAGTTCCTTTTTTCGTGCTCGAATCTGTACTGCCATGTCTTGGTAGTTTTGTCCTTGTAGATACCCATAGATGACCTCTGGCAAAAAGCGGAGCAGTTTTATCCCCGGCGGGTAAAATCCTTTAAGGTCCTTTTTCCGTTCATAGACGGACTTGATGCTGCATTTGTAATGGTCGGCGACCTCTTGTGGGGTCAGCAGGGCCGGAGGTGCAGTATCTATGTTGAATTTTCTTGAAAGTGTCAACATTTTTTAAATCTCGCTTTTCAATTTCATCGTTATCATCATCATTACTTCGATACGTTTCTCTTATGTAATCAGTGTCCTCACCCCCCGCATCAAGAAACAGCGCTCTCCTCTCCTCCATAAATATGTTTTCAGGATAGAAGGCTGAAAAGCCATCGGATGATTCTCTTTGTCATTCCTTGCTCTCCTCTTTTAAGCGGTTGGGGCAGGTTAGCCTACAACTTACTCCCCCTGCATTGGCCCCGCTTTCCCCTCATAATGGATAGCTCCGGGAAGTCTGCCCATTCCTCATTTCTTTACCTTCCTGAATTTCCCCGCCTCTGGACAGGTGCGAAAGTGGGTGACGTGGCGATCCCGGTCGAAATACTCGTCTGCCGTGTCCACCGTATCCTTATCAACCGGGATCGCCTTTCCATTGTCCGTCCGGAGAAAAACGATCTCTTTTCCGCAGGATTTACACTTCATCTTTTCCTCCACGCCCTGCATCCCTCCCGCTTCTTGCACTTCGCGCAGAACGTCACGAACATGAAGCATCCGGGGCGCTCGGGGCATTCTTTTTTGTTTGTTTCTTTTTCCATTACCTATCTCCTTGCAGTTCCGTGATAAACCGGCTCTCCGGCGAGTTATGCACCCTCCCCGCCGCGTCTGTTGACTCCATGGGCCGGACGGTCAGTATAAGCTGATCCATGGCGCGGGTCATGGCGACGTACATCGAGCGCCGCTCCCCCTCTATCTCATCCGTGTCGTTCGGTCGCGCCGGGATGATTCCCTCGTTGCATCCAGCGACGATGACGACGGGCCATTCCAGCCCTTTGGCGGCATGAATGGTTGCCAGGGTGATGCCTTCAGCCCCTTCCCCGTTGATCTCGTCTTGAACGTCGAACGTGGCGAGCCAGTCGAGGTAGGAGGCGATGTCGTCAGGATGGCCGGCGACATACTTCTGGATGAAGGCCATGGACTCCGGAGAGAGGTCGGGGTGGTGTTCGTTCAGCCATTCGGCGCACTGCGATAAAGATCCGCCTGTAATAAGGGGGTTGTTTTCAAGGTGTGTTATGTTCAAGTCTTCTGTACTTACCAAGGCGTATCTTTCAATGAGAACCCGGAAATGACTCCTCCCGGTCTGCGCCGCAGAGAGCCTGATCCGCCCGTACTCCTCCCGCGAGAGCCCGATGATATCGCGGATCAGGAGAAAGCTCATGTTGTCGAACGGGTTGACGGCCAATTTGAGAAACGCATGGAAACGACGAAAGGGCTCCGAATTGGTCAGAGCCGTGGTCTTGCCGATGTAGGTGTGAGGGATAGCGGCCTCCTCCATGAGGCGGTCGATCTTTCCGAGGAGGGAGTGTTTCCGGGCGAGGATGGCGACGGGGGCCTCTGTGCAGTGCCACGAATTGGCCCTGGCCACGATCCCTTCGCTTTGGATGTTGTTTTCAACCTGAACGCTTTCCGGTGCGAGTGCCGGAGCTTCCCGTGTCGCCCTCATGGTCTTTGTGATTCGATCCTGATTGTTTTCTATCAGCCTGTTCGCCGCCTTGACGATCTCCGGCATACTCCGGTAATTCGCCTCCAGCCGGTAGATGTCGAACTCTCCCGAGTGGTCAACGAGGTAGCGGGGAACGGCTCCGCGAAATTCATAGATGCTCTGATCGATGTCCCCCGCGACGAAGAGCGAACACCCGAACGCCGAGACCATTTCATTGATGACGTTCCACTGTAAAGGATCGATGTCCTGAATTTCGTCAACCAGGATATGCCGGACGTGGAGATACTTGGCCAGCGTCGGGACGAGAAGCCGCATCCCGACGAGAAGTGATCCATACGAAACGGCGTTATTCTCTCGGCACCTTGCCAGGAACACCATGAATAGATCGCGTCCAGGGTCGTCCTCTTTCGGCTCCTCGCCCGTCTGGTAGTATCGTTCAAGGGCCTCTTTCGCGGCCTTGATGGAGGGCTTCTTCGCGCTCATTTCCTGAGCGACATCCGCGAGTAGGTAGCCTGATTCAAAGTCACCATAGACGGTGACATTGGCTGGCCGGAGACCGATGACTTCTCCGAAGCGGTGGATGAACTCCAGGGAGAGGCCGTGCATTGTCCCCATCTGCACGCCGGTTGCCTTCCCGCCGATCCTCTCCTTGAGGCGGTCCCGGATCTCGCCGCTGGCTTTTCTGGTAAACGAAAATGCTATGATCTCCGTGGGGCTTACCTTCTGCGTTTCGATCAACCAGGCGATGCGCTCGATGAGACAACGGCTCTTACCGCTCCCGGCGCCGGCAAGAACCAGGGCGCGTAGGGATGTGGTGGTGGCGGCTGCTTGCTGCTGAAGGTCGAGTTGAGTCATAGTTGAATCACCTTCCATTCTGCAGGAAGTACCGCCGGGGCATGGCAGGTTGAGACGACGACCTGGACCTTCGCCCCGTTAAACTTCCCCAGGGATTCCAATAGACGTTCTTCATCCAGTTCTGCACTCTCCTGCAGGAGCACATTCGCCTTGAGGGCATAGGCAAGGGCTGGGTCAAAAAGCGCCTTCTCCCCACCAGAGAGCCCTGCATAAGCCACTTTCTTTCCGTCCTGGCGGACCCATCCGATATAGACGCCGCCGTCCTCGGTGATCTGGATATCCGGCCTGCCGACCGGAAGGATCTCCACCATGCGTTTTGACAGCCCTACGATGGTGCTTTGAACGATCTGCTGCCGTTGGGCCAACAGGACGGTCACTACAACCTTTTCCTTTTCTATCTGCACGGCATCTGCAGACGCCTCTCCGCGAAGTTTCTCGGCTTCGACGTTCAGCCCTTGGAGGCGGACATGGACGTCCCTGTCCTTCCGGAGCGCTATGATCCGGGAATTGATGCCGATGATTTGGTCTTCAATGATCTGTTTATCCATTTTGCGCCTCCTTGTATTTCCTTAGTTCCCGGCGAGCGATCATCTTCGCCGCGCAGGATTCACACCCGGCTTCGTCCATGGCTGTGATGATGGCCTGGATGGAAGCCGCAGATCCGTTATTTGCGATTACTCCCTGAACGGCTTGCGCGACTGAGGGGTATTGATCCATCAGCGGGTTTGCTTTTTTCTCCCCAAACAGCGCTTCACACTTCTTCGACATCTCCCCCGGCCTTTCGGCCAGGGACTTCTGCACGGCTTCGTCGGTGATGGCGGTGGTTTCAGCAGCCGCTTTTTCGGCCTGGGCCTTTTCCGCCGCCGCGATCTGTTCCTTTTCCTTCCGCTCAGCCTCATCCTTGGCCTTCAGTTCATCCGCCGCCCTCTGCTCCTCCAGGCGGATCTGCGTCAGGCTGTCTTGAGCCTCCTTCAGTTCTGTCTCCATGGCGGAAATCTGAGCATCAACCTCTGCGAGCGTTCCCGCAGGGACCTGGATCTGCGATTTTGAAGATGCAATACGGGCCGCTGCTTGTTCCGATGTCTTCACTTTTGTGGCCAGGGAGTTGATTTTCTCTTTGGACGTATCGATCTTCCCCTGCACGGCGCTGATGTCCCCCGCGGGAGGGTATAGCTGAAACAATGCTTCGATTTTCTTCTGGTCCGATAGCGCCATGAAGTCGGCCACGTTCAGGACGACAGGAGCGCCCGACTCCCCGAGGGCTTTCATGAAGTAATCTTTCGAGACCTTGACCCCGCCCGCCTTGTAACCCTGGGAGACAGACCCGGATGGTCCCCGGACAAACCCCCGTTGAAAGAGGTATTTTCCGTCGATCTCCACGCCGACGACCAGCTTGTCTCCCTCCCCGAACGTGGAGAGGATATCGTCATTCGTCTTTCCTGCCCCGATGACGCCCCCGTTGACGGCAAGCTGGAGGGCCTGGGATCGGGCCGATTTGCCGGCGCCGTTCGGGCCGACGAATAGGGTGCGCTCGGAAAGGTCCTGCTCGAAGTCGCACCCCTTGAACCCTGTTGCTGTGACTTTGCTAATCATAACCCCTCCTCACGCTGCTGCCTTATCCAGCGTCTCGTTGATTGTATTCATGATCTTGATGGCATGCTCGTCCGTCATATCCGCGTCCGCTTCGATCCCCATGGACTGACATGCAGCAAGGTACTCGTCATGGAATTCCTTCTTGGCGACAGCAAGATTCTGCATGACCTTGGAGACATGTCCATCGGGCTGCTTCTTCTCCGTGACCTTCTCTGGGGCGACATCGATAACTCTATCCTGGTCCTCGGGATCGATGTGGGCTTCCTCCTGGACTGCATTCAGGTCATCAGAAACCCTCTCCGCCCCGGTCCGCATTTCTATTTCTTTTGCCGCGAACTCGCTCCGGTCCCCGGAGATCATCTTCCCGACACGAGCCTGAAGGTTGGCATACTGCGTCGCATCCCATTTGATGATGTTTCCGGAGATGGGCCGCCATGAGATTACGGGTATGGTCCACTGCGAGCCGGGGGCCTTCTGGATGCCGCTGAGGTGCTTGAGGGAATTCCGCTTGGCGAAGGTCTGGGCGAAGTCGATGCTTTTCTTTTCGCGGTTGATGATCGACGCCAGCCATCGCAAGGCCTCGTCGTGTGTCGTGTTCATCCAAAGGTTTGTGGCTTCATCAAAGGGATACTTCGCCCATGTGCCTTTTTCTTTTTCAGGTGCCATGTCCGAGGGGAGAAGGGTGAATGCCTGGGGAAACTGCTTTGCCTTCCCCAGAAGGTCAATCATGCGGTAAGAAGGGGTATCGTAAATGGTTGTCCAGTCGGAGACCATCGGGATACCTTTGGACGAGAACCGGAACGCTACCGCCCGAGCGTAGATCATCAGGATACGCCCGTTCTTCGTATCCCTGATCACGGCGGGGTTGGCCTGCCACTTCCCGTCGACCAGGACCTCTGAAGGGAAGATGACGCACGCTCCGGCCGCTTCCTGCCATACCTCGTACCCTTGAGCCGAGACGGCGAAAGGTCCACCGGGTACAGGCTGAATCAGTGTTCCGGCTTTTTCACTAAGGGTGAGGGGCTGCTTGAACGCCCGGATCTCGCCTTCCTGGTCGCGCAGCGCAAAGGCGTCGTCAGTCCCGAGGGATACGATGTCCTTTCGGACCACTCCGGAGAGGACGGGGAAAGCCTCGGGGGCCTTCTGTTCAACCAACTTGAGCGCCGCCTCGATGCTCATCAGCGCTACCACCGGCGGGGGTGCCGGCTGATTTCCGTTCTTTACGACTGGTGTTTGTGCCATAATCTGGTTCCTCCTTTAAAAAAGTTGATCACAGGATCTTCCTGACCGCATACATCCGCTTCTTTCCCGACCGCCGGTCGCGGAGCCACATCAACCCCAGGCCGATGCCATGACAGGTCAGGACGCCGCCGACGAACAGCACAATGAGGACCATGCAAACGAAGATGTTTTCTGAGAAATCCATGACAACCTCCTAAGTATGGCGGGGCATCTCGTCCCCGCCAAACCCATACAACATGCTGCTACTACAGGCCGTAGCTCTTAGATGCCGGAGAGCCTGAACCGGGATTACTTCTTTTCTTCGGTGGAATCTTGGTATCCGGGAACTTCTTTTCGATCTTGTCTTTCTTTACCGGAGCACTCTTCTTTGCCATTTCTCCCTCCTTTCTGGCGGGTATGATGGCGGAGCGGGAAGGATTTGAACCTTCGGATCTCTTGATCAACGATTTTCAGGACCGCCGCCATCAGCCTCTCGGCCACCACTCCATTCGTAGTTCTGGCATGGATCGGACTCGGACCGGCATGGTTACATCTTCATGCGGTCCTCACTGTCAATCGTAGCTTACACTAACGTAATATGAGAAAGCAAGAAATATTTGCATATATGTAAGAATTATTTTTCAGGCGGAAATTACGGGGCAACAAAAAACCCGCCGAAGCGGGTGAAGGAATGAAAGCCGGATAGAAGGGCTGCTGTTGGGGAGGTGTATGGGGGTTATCTTAAGCAGGCATCAAAAAAATTTAATTCTTACATCCACCACCCTCCCGATAACTCTGAAATCAACCTTGCTGTCTTTACGAATGGTGATGTCTGGATATTTATCATTCATGGATTTCAAAACGATCTCGGTTTCCCGGTCCCAGAAAAATTTTATCGATGTCTCTCCGTTTACATATACAACGCATGGAGATCCATTATCACAGCGCAATTCCGGGTCTACGATGGCGATGTCACCAGGCATGATGCGCGGGAGCATACTGTCACCCTCGACTCGTAGACCAAAAGCGTTTGGTCCTGTTTTTACATAGGAGTAAACCGGTTCGCCATCACCCAATACTCCGACCGGCCAGTGATTAGCAGCTTCCGCAAATTCGCCGGCATGAATCCAGGAAACGACGGGGATAGGGCGGGGCTGGAGGGTAGGGAGGGGAACGGTCTGCAAAAGGCCGAGGGCTATTAATACCCTGTTATGATTGGCCCCACTCATACCACGGCCCCCTTTTAGAGAGCGGCTGATAGTGGCTTCGGAAACGCCGGATTCTTTGGACAAGCGTGAGGCATTCCACCCCAATGTTGCCATGGCATCTTGAATAACTTTCACGTATGCAAATTCTTCTTGCTTTTTGTCTTGCACATCTGTAAGATCGTTTTCCATGAACATCCTTAAAAAATATTTAGATCAAAAAGCGATGACGATTACTGACTTTTCAAAAGTTTCTTCGCTGCCCGTTCCGACCGTATGGCGGTACGTGAACGGGAAATTCAGACCTTGCGCAGCAAATGCCCTCCTGATCGATGAGGCGACCGCGGGCGCTGTCCCATTCCGGGCCTGGTATCCCGGTAAAATAGGGGGCCGCTGACGGAGCAATCCTCAGCCACATAACCAACCCCACTTTACTCTTTTTTGGTCGGATTTCAAACAATTTATATTCCCAAGGAGGAACGATGCCAGAGGTAGCGAATTTCCCGCACAAAGACCCGGCAGTTAGCCTCAAATTCCCCCTCCGCGACCGTCGTAAACGGTACTGTGGTATACGAAACATGAAACCCTCCCGCAATTACATTCTCTCAGGCATCCAATGCAAATCCAATCAAATTATTTTGGAAGGTGTTGCGTATGAGTGAGAAGGGCGTCATCAGGTCCGTCATAATGGAAGCGGTAAGAATCAAGGGAACTCAGTCTGTTGTGGCCAGCGAGGCCGGCATGGATGGCGGCGGTCTGTCGAAAGTTATCTCCGGTGAGGGCTCGGTCAAACTGGAAGCTTTGGAAAAAATCTTCTCGATGGCTGGAGTGCGCGTAATAACCGAACAGGAGTACGCCGACAACGAGGCCCTGCTTCGGATCTTCGCCCGGAGGTTGCTATCGTGACGCCGGACTGAAAGCCGAAGTTACCCGGCTGACTGGACAACGTGGGGGAGGCGATGGTGATCGAGCGGATGAAGTTTCACGGAATCGATGGCTGCGTCGAGGACGAGAGCGGCTGCTACTTAATCCGGGATGGAAAACGATGCAGGCTGTAGCTTTCCAAAGAGGAAAAGAAAGATGATAAGCTGGATCAAACTCGACATCAACATCTTGGATGACGCTAAAATAAAGATCATCCGGTCCCATCCTAACGGAGATTCAGTGGTCCTTCTATGGATCGGCCTTCTTTGTCTGGCCATGAAATCATCCCGCCCTGGGACAATCGAAATCGCAGATGGCCTTCCATACACCCTTGATGACCTCGCCAATCAATTCAATATCGAGAAAAAAACAGTGGAAATGGGACTCGCTTTGTTCGTGAAATACCGAATGGTCGATGTATTGGAAGGCGGGTCAATCGACGTTATAAACTTTCCAAAACATCAGAAACTTGAAGGAATTGAAAGAACTCGCGATCTTACAAGAGCGCGGACTGTTAAATATCGGGAGCGGTTACGTATATGTGACGAACCTGTGACGCGTCACGCACCCGTCACGCTACGTCACGTGACGCCGACAGACTTAGACTTAGATAAAGACTTAGATAAAGACAATAACACTACATGCGAGGCGGCGGAGATTATTATTTGTATTCCATTGTCAAATAAAAATGAATTTCCAGTCACCAAAGCTATGGTAGTTGAATGGGAATCTCTTTATCCAAATGTGGATATTGGCCAGGAATTGAGGAATATCCGTGGATGGAACGTTTCAAACGAAAAAAAGAGAAAAACATCAAGGGGTATTATGGCCCATATAAACACATGGTTACATAAAGCTCAAAATCGGGGAGGTAATGGCAATGTATCAGGAATTACAGCGGGCTCAAGAACGGCTCACGCAAAAACGGGCGGTGCTCAGTCAGACGGGCAGCCATACCCCGCAGACCGAGAATACTGATTTCCAGTCTATCGCCGAGCGGTGCATGGCGATCTCACGCGAGAGGAGCGACAATGTGATTCCGTTTCATGAGGAGAGAATTTATGGTGTGGATCTAAAACCGGAACCAGAAAAAACATGGCAGTTGCATTACTCAGGAGTGCCTAAACTGTTCGGGGGATGCACCTTCGAGAGCTACCAGGGGAACGAAAAACTCGTTACCGACCTGATAGCGATCGCCGGAAGCGATGACCATGTCGTCATCCGTGGGAATACGGGATGCGGGAAAACACACCTGGCCGTGGCAATGATTCAGGGGCAGAGTGCATTCACTGCGCGGTTTATCACAGTTCCAGACCTGCTATTAAAAATAAGATCCTCGTTCAGTGGGGGGTCTGAATCAGAAGATGAAATCATCAGTAGATATTCAGAAATCCCCGTTCTTGTTCTCGACGACCTGGGAGCGGAAAAAGTATCTGAATTTGCGATCACGACGCTCTACATCATCCTCGACCGTCGTATTCGGGAGTGCCGGAAAACAATCATCACGACAAATCTAACGAAAGAGGAAATTGATGCGACGTTCGGGGCCAGAATTGCCTCACGACTCGCTGGTATGGAAAATATAAAAATCAATATGCCGGATTACAGGAAAAACCGACTATGAGTTCAAAAGCCAAAGACGATTGCTATAAGCTGATCCAGATGATCGCCCTCGCAAGAGACAAGGGCTGCCAGAACCCAGAGTGTAGTAGACTGGGCGAAGCTGGTCATCACTTATTCAAGCGCGACCGGCTCGCTACCGCCTTCGACCCGGAGGCGGTTATCGGCCTCTGTACGCAGTGCCATACCGGATTTGCACACAATCACCCGAGGCTATTCAAGGAATTCATGGTCGAACGAATGGGAGACCGATACTATCAGCTTCGCCGGAGGTCATCCGAGGCTGTGAAAGACATGGACTATGTCGCCAAGCGAGTGGAACTGAGGGGAATTCTGGAGAGTTTTAGAAAGAAAGCCGTGAACTTCTAAGTCAACGGAGGTGGTTATGGAATGCCAAGATTGCGATGGATCGGGGTACGGGGCGAAAGATACGGATTGCTTAACGTGCAACGGCACAGGGAATATCTGTGATGTATGTGGAGAATCTTGTGAGGCTGGAACTGATATATGTTCGGGGTGCGACAATAAGGGGGAACGCAATGGAAAGAAAGCCGGTTAAGTCAACAAATGTGAAGTCAGTCGGGTACGACGCGGAGACGAAGGTCCTGGAAGTGGAATTCAAGTCGGGCGGCATTTATCAATACGCTGGAGTGCAGCCGGAAATGTACGCCGATCTCCTGGCGGCGGAGTCGGTCGGACGGTTCGTCTCACAAGTTGTTCGGGCTGGCCGGAGGGGGCTCAGGATCGAGGAGGAGAAAGGGGACGAAAATACTCGTCAGGGTTAGGCTCGGTGCGGCCAGGCAAGGCTGGGCATAGTATGATTTGGCAAGGCAAGGTTATTTAATCACAAACGAGAGAGGGGAAATCTATGAAAACAGCAATTTGTCAGTTGGAAAGCATCAGTCCTTACAGTCAATCAAAGTTCTACGAGACGGCAAAGCTCCAAAAGGAAAGGCCCGATGATTACGAAACGAGAACGTGGCGGGATAGAATGCACGCAAATGAGCAGGGTAATGTTTTCATTCCTCCTATGAGCTTCAAGAATTGCCTGTCGTCGGTGGCGAAGTATCTGTCAATCCAGATTCCCGGAAAGGGGAAATCGACCTTCACGAAGCACATAGAAGCAGGGGTGCTGGTAACTGAGGCTCTTGTCTTGCCAGTCAAAAAGGAAGACGTGGCGGGTGAGTGGTATTTCGTCCCGTCGGATGGGAGGCGTGGAGGCGGAAAGCGGGTCAAGAGATGCTTCCCGGTTATCCCGGTATGGTCCGGCCCGGTATCATTTTTCATTCTTGATGAGACGATCACCGAGGATGTTTTCAGGCTACACCTTGAAGAGGCGGGCAAGTTTATCGGTATTGGGCGTTTCAGACCTCAGAACAACGGGTTCTACGGGCGATTTCAGGTGAAGGAAATCGTCTGGGGATAAAAGACAGGGCTGGGCTGGGAGCGGCTCGGCAAGGAAAGATTAGACTGGGCGCGTCAAGGCGTGGCTTGGCAGGGCGTGGAACAGTGAGGCTAGGCAAGGTTTTCTAACAGGAAGGGGAGGGGAATGGAAAAGAAATGGATCAGGGAGGCAAGCGCGGACGCAAGGTTGATGTATCAGCGGTTGGCGGAGATGGACATCGGAGATTTTGTCACATACGAAGAGCTTAATGGGATTATCGGGCGGGATGTCCAGAAGGAAGGGCGTGGTTTTCTCAACACGGCCCGCAGCATGGCAGAACGTGAAGATGGGAAGATATTCGGCGTGGTAATCAACCAGGGGCTGAAACGCCTGGATGTGTAACGTCGCACAATAAATTGACTCGATAATCTTACAATCGTTTGATGTTTTGCAATAGAGATTGACCGGAAGGGATGGGTTATCCCTTCCGGTGTTTGGTGTTCTTTTCACATGATTTCGGTGGACGCCATTCTGACATGTTCTGGTGAAACGAGCTGGCATTTTTCATTCGCCGCGGCCATGAGGGCTCCTTTTGCCAGGAGGTTGGCCCTTCTGAGGAGGCCGCCTGAGCCTTGGTGGATGGCGAGTATGGCTTCATCACAGAACAATTGGTCTTTACTGCCGGCGATCTTCAGGTGGTGCTGGATGTATCCCGCCATATCTTTGTATTTAAGGCCTTCAAGATGGCTTCTGCCGATGATTCGGGAAGCCAGAGGTCTTGAGGCATGGAACATGAGCTTGTCGACGAGGTTGTTTTGGCCTGCCAGGACGATCGGGAGCAGGGGTTTGGAATCCATGTCGAACTGGCTTAAGGTGTGGAGCTGGGCGAAGATTTCCAGCCTCATCAGAGAGGCCTCATCGATGATCAATACGGGGATCTGCTTTCTCTGGGAGATTTCCAGGATGGCTGTGCGCAGGGTTTTGGTGAGCCTGGCAAGTGAGTTGGTTTGCCCATCCAGATCGAAGCCATTGCAGATTTGCCTAAGGGTGTCGGCCATGGAGCCGGTGGAGGCGATGACCGAGACGACCTTGTACTGAGAAGGGTGGAGTTTGGCGGTGGCGTATCTGAGGGCTGTGGATTTGCCGCTTCCCACGTCGCCGGTGATGATGGAGGCGGCGCCGAGGGAAAGGGCATAAAGGAGGCGTTCCGAGGCGGCCTGGAGACCCGGCAGGGGGTAGAGATCTTCCACGCGGATATCTTGAGAGAAGGGTTCTTTCTGGAAGCTGAAGAAGGTTTTATAGCCCATGGTCCACCTCCCCGAAGAGTTTTCCGCCGGTGTATTTGGGTTGTTCTTCCGGGGCTTGCTCCGATGATAGAAGTTTGACGATGTGGTGTTCTCTTCGGATTCGGCAGTTGATCTTCATGTCCAGGGGAACGAGCATGCCGTGGGAGACGCTCTCATGGAAGGCCTCGATTCGTGCGGGGTCGCCATCATGATACAGCAGAGTGATCGTCTTGTCGATCAGAGGGATCGGGGCTTCATAGAGCATGCCGTTAAGCGAAACGGTTCGGTCCCGATCCACCTTTCGGGTGGTACGGATGCGGAAGTAATCATTTAAATCTTTCGGGGCTTCCCGGAGCAGATGGGCATGTTTGAGATAGCGGTTCAAGGGTGTCTGCTTCGTGCTGGAATGTATGGTGACGTTATACTGCTCGTCGAGCCATCGGTTGAGGCCGTCATTGAGTTTTTCCAGGGAAAGCCCCTCGGGGCATGTACTGAGAAACTGCATGCGCAGGGTGCGGAAGAACCGTTCGATTTTTCCCCGGCCCTGGGGCTGGTAGGGGGTGGAGTGAATCAGGGCAATGCCCAGAGAAGCAGTGGCGTGAGCCAGCAGATGAGATCGAAAGGCGGGGCCGTTGTCCACATAGAGCTTCCTCGGCAAGCCCCGTTTCGCAAGGGCGACTCTCAAGGCGGCGGTGTAATGTTCCACCCGCTCATGGCAGAAAAACTCTGCGTGGCAGATCAGCCGGCTCATGTCGTCGATGAAAGCGAACAGATAGGTTTTTCTTTCTTTCCCTTCGTGAGTGATCCGGGGGCCGTGCATGCCGTCGGACTGCCAGATGTCGTTGGGCAGTTCCGCCTCGAAGCGTCTGCGATCTATCCGAACTTCTTCCCGCTTCATCAAACCCCGTTCTTTGAACAGGCGGTAAATGGTGGCGGGATGAACCTTGATCCCCGGATGAAAGATCTTCCGGAGTTTTGCCTCTCGCAGGATGACCGGCAGGGAGACCTCCTTCATCTGTTTTTTGAGCTCCACCAGGGAAAGGATCGTTTCATCGTCGAGGATACGGGGCCGTCCTCGATCGCACCGGGCTTCCGGGTAGAGGCTCTCGATCCTGCGGCCTCCCTTTTCATACCGTCTGGTCCAACTCAGGATCGTCGAGGCGCTGATGTAACTCCGTCCGGAACCGGGGATCTCCCATGTGCAGGAAGACTTCTCCCGAAGAAGCCTCTTTTGCTCTCCTCGACTCAGCTTCCTGTCACCGATCAGATCGTGAATCACCCCGAACCGAAACTGCGCAATCCGTCTTTTTCCTTCTTCGTCCATAGCAAACACCTCCTGAAAGATTTTCGCTACCCATACCAGAGGCGTCATGGACTTATCGACGCAAGAAGAAGGTGGGGAAACCATCATATGCGCAGCGGCGCAAAATGTTCTGTCACGGGAAAGATTCTCTCGGAAAAAAATAACGCGATGGAATCGATGGCGGGCTTGTTCACATTACAGCGACCGGAGATCCGAAACCGAAGACAACGAAACCAGTACTGCTGGTTCTGCCGCACAACGCCTCTGACCCAGGCGTTCTCCGTAATCTTTTTCAACAGACTTGAACGGATCACGCCGGCAGAATATCGAAAACCTTTCAAAAATCCCAATGGCCGGCAGGTATGGATGGCAAGACAATCCGGACAGCGGAACCGCTTCACCCATAAACACTTGCCGAATCCCTCAAAATATCGCTCCGCAAATCCGTGCCCCCATAGTCTCGCGCTCCCACATCGAGGGCACCGCAAATGCTTCAACCATGGGAACCTCTTCCCCCTCTCGAATAAAACCTTTACATCGACCGCAAGGTGTAGTATCAAGATACCGCTTTCTGAGAGGGTAACCAACGGGGATGGCGGCCAAACCAATCAACCTTCGGTTGCCCTCTTTCTTTATGATCAAATCAATGTGCACGACTCTGCCTCTCATACAAAACATCGTGATAAAAAGATACCCGCTTCAATCAAAATAATGTGCGGGGTTACAGGATGATACCGAGATTATCAACACGGGCGCATTCAGCATTGCCCATATCAAACGAACGACCAGGAGGTCTCTCAATCGGATGGCCTGTATATCCGATATGTCGATCATGCCGAATGAGGAGAAGGTCAGGCTAAACACTTATGCGTCTGTGCTGGGAGTCATGGCTGTGATGACGAAGGGTAGCAGCATCAAAAAGATCGAAGCAAGAGTGCAAGAGACTCAAGATCAGCTTCCGTATGTGAAGACATTGGAGGCGTTCCGGTAGTCGGCAAGTTTTGGCATGGCGGGGCCAGGTGCGGCAGGATAAGGCAGGATGTGGTTGGGCAAGGCGAGATTGGGTTGGGGTAGTTCTGGCAAGGACAGGCACTGTTAGACATGGCTCAGTGTGGCGAGGCCGGGTGTGGCTCGGCAAGGCAAGGATAATTAGTGCACTCTTCGGAATCTTAAAATAACGGAGTGAATTTAATAGCGGTAAGCCCAGAAGGAGAAGCAGATGCCGAAAGCCAAGATCAACAAGGATTATATCGAGATGCGCGAAGGGGTGATCCCCGCGGCGGAAGACAAAGCCAATAAAAAATGTGGGAAAACGAGAGGGGAAATGCCTGCCGAGGAGTGGTCGGATGCCTGGAACAAGGAATTCCATACGCAGATGGAGAAGCTGGTCAGGAAGTGCATGGCCGACTGCGCCATGGGTTGGATCATCGGGCCGGAAGCGTGCCGAAAGTATCTCAACGCCGGGTCCTGGAAGTCAGCGAAACGGTGGATCAAGCGTTACAGGGCTCCTCTCCGGTATTGGGTGGACGGGAGGCCAGTCTTCTATAAAGTCGAGATCGACGAATGGCTGAAGCAACATGACGAGGCAGTAGCGGATAAATAAATTCTCCTGAGAGTTGTGGCAACTCACCGGGATTAATGGGCGGAACCTGAATCTGCTGCATTTGTATGTCTTTTTTCTTCCTGACCATGGCGGTCCCCCACGAACGATGGCTCGTCTCGATGCTATGTGAGCTAACAGATGCTATTCATATAAATCGAGCATTATGAATCTCAAAGGAATAAAGGCACTGGTCAGCCGCCTGTGAAGCATTAATCGGCACCTGCCTATTCGCCTACGATAATCTTCGATTCCGGTAGCGTACCTTTTAGCCGCCGGTACTCATATGAGTCCTCTTTCTTGCAACGGTTGATGATAATCCTGTCATCAACCGGTCCCTCCGTTGTCCAGTAAACCATTCCTTTATCATCATAGCAGGTAATGTTTGTCAAATGGAACTTCCCCTCGTATCCGTTGGCTCGAATGTGGCTAACCAACCGCAAAAAGAGCTTCTCGTTTACCCCCTCTCGGACAATATACTCGTGGGGCCATTCCGGCATCGTTCTGAAAAACGTCCATTGCGAAGAATCAATGAACCCGCGCAAATCATCGGGTAAATCAATCGAGTCATGCATTAATCAAAGCCCTCCTGATTCGGATTCAGTATGTTGCAAAAGAACATCCGCATTTCGATCTGATGGATGGCCATACGCCGGTCGATTCGGCAATGGGTTGTACTCGGCAGAATCCGTCGCAAAGCAACGCAGCCGGTCATACGATAACGGTGCAGGATGTGCGGATGTTCGTAAGGAGCGGGGCTGAAACTGACACAACTGCCGCGCCGGCTGCATCAAACCGGTGGGTGGCATCCCACAAATGTGGCGTAACGATAATGTCTTTATAATACAGTATGTTAGAGCGTCGGGGGGGGGGGGGTATTGACTGCCGCTTTTTGGAGGGATCTATTCATATTAGAGATATTATTGATTACCTGAAACATTAACCCACCCCAAGATATCCAAAGATGAATAATTATGAGAATCAGAATCGTTCGTTTGTTTATGAGTCCGTTACTACTCTACTCCCAAGCATTAAGTCAATTTTATTCAGGGTCATCAGGTAATGCTTTCCACTTGAAAGCTTGCAGTTCCCTCGGGCTAAACGTTTTACTGCTTTCAGCTGTCCATACTTCGCTGCACCCGCCTTTTGGACAATAGAATATCCACTATATCCGGTCGAAAGCAAGCATTTTTCTCAAGGCATTTTTCTCAAGGTTGACGTTTTACTGACTTCAGCTTGCTACATATTTTTCACAAGGATGCTTAAATCGGAGGAACCAATAAATCTGTCCGGGATTGTACCCCTACGGTATCCCCTATTGGGGTTCTATCGTTCGGGTTGGTTTTCTGTTCCAATGGGGCCATGAAACCATTGAAATCAAAACCCACCCGCCAAAAGACCACCCCGAAGGGGAGGGCCAAAATATGCGCTAATACTACCAAGACCAGTTCCAAACCTACACCAAACCTGTCAAAATCTGCCTCAAATCTGTCGAAACCTGTATCAAACCTGACACTATCTGCAAAGCAGCAACTTTTTATCCTCGAATTTTTGGTGGATAAAAACGCTACACAAGCCGCGATTCGGGCCGGTTACAGCGTTCGCACGGCTCGCAAGATAGCAACCGAAAACCTGTCAAAACCAGTCATAAAAGCCGCAATCGACACCGAAATTGAAAAGCAGAAGGCACGGATCACCTTTACTGCCGATCAGGTTCTGGAAGAGCTCGCCCGTGTCGGCTTCGCAGACATGAAGGATTTCGTCGAGATCGATGAAAGCGGCCTGGTCCAGGCGATACCACTGGAAACCATGGCTGAGGGGAAGAGCCGGATCATCAAGAAGGTCAAAGAAAAGCGCGTCATTCGGAGCACCAAGGGGACTGAGGACAACCCGGATGGTGATCAGATCCTCGACGCGACGTTCGAGTTCGAGCTCTGCGACAAGGTGAAATCCCTGGAGCTGTTGGCCCGGCACCTGGGGCTCCTGCACGACAAAACCGAGGTTGACCTCAAACAGCCGGTCCAGATCACGATCAAGAAGTTCTGCAGCCGGAAGACGGCGAAGGATACCGATGGGAGTCGAGCTACCTCATAACGGGTGGGAACCCCGCGACGATCAGATCGCCCTCTGGGATTACCTGGAGAATGGTGGGAAGCGTGCCGTCGAGGTCGCCCATCGTCGCTGGGGGAAGGATGATATTGCCCTTCACTTCACCGCCACGGCATCGCAGGAGCGTGTCGGAAACTACTGGCACATGCTCCCACAGTTCAATCAGTGCCGTAAGGCGATTTGGGAAGCCGTCAACCCCCGCACAGGCATGAAGAGGATCGACGAGGCGTTTCCGATGGAGATGAGGACCAGTACGAGAAGCACCGATATGTACATTGGCCTCGTTGGCGGCTCTTCCTGGCAGCTTGTGGGCTCCGACAATTACAATGCCTTGGTCGGCAGCCCACCGATCGGCATCGTCTTCTCCGAATACGCGCTATCAAACCCGCAGTCATGGGCTTACCTTTCCCCGATACTCGAAGAAAATGGCGGCTGGGCCGCGTTCATCAGCACATCCCGCGGCGACAATCATCTGAAAACAATGTTGGATTTCGCCCGCATCACACCCGGTTGGTTCGCTCAAGTCCTGACCGCAGATGACACCCCTGTCTTCACCAAGGTGAAATTGGAGGAGATCCGTGCCGAGCTGGTTGGAACGTTCGGCGAAGAGATGGGCGAGGCTATGTTTCAGCAGGAGTATTTCTGCTCGTTCCAGGGCGCAGTGATGGGCGCGTACTACGGCAAGCAGATGGCGCTGGCTCACAAGGAGGGCCGCATCACCCGCGTGCCCTACGAGACTGGCGCCGAGGTCTACACGTTCTGGGATCTGGGTGTGGACGACAGCATGACGATCTGGTTCGCGCAGTTCATCGGCAAGGAGACCAGGTGCATCGATTATTACGAGAACAGTGGCATGGGCCTGGCTCACTACGCCAAGATCCTGAAAGAGAAGCCCTATGTTTACGGTGATCACTATATGCCCCACGACGCAGCGGTACGAGAAATGTCCGCCGGGGAGCACGCGAAGTCCAGGGTTGAGGTAGCCGAGGAGCTGGGGATCAAGCCCATCATCGTCGTTGAGCGCCCCCGGAACACGGACGCCGTCATGAACGGCATCGAGGCCGTCAGAAACGCCCTTGGCTCGTGTTGGTTTGACGAACGCAAGTGTTCACCCGGCATATCGGCTTTGGAAGGCTACAGGGCCGAATACGACGAAGAAAAAAAGATTCTCAAGCGGACACCGCTGCATGACCACTGCTCTCACGGGGCGGATTCTTTCAGGACATTTGCCGTTGGGTATAAGGCAAAGAGGATTCAGAAACAAGGAACCAGGCAGGTGCTATCGGGGTGGGCCGCATGATTTATCAAGGTGATTGCCTGGACATTATGCCTGCGCTTGAACCCGATTCTGTTCAGTGTGTTGTGACATCGCCGCCATATTACGGCCTTCGGGATTATGGGGTGGATGGCCAGATCGGGCTGGAGGATTCGCCAGACGCCTATGTAGCCAAGCTCGTAGCCGTGTTCCGGGAAGTGCGGAGGGTGCTGCGGGATGACGGGACGGTGTGGTTGAATTTGGGAGATTCGTATAATGGCAGCGGGAAAGCAGGAAGCAACCCAGAATATCAAGCAAAACATACTGAGTTTGGTAAGCCATCAACAGAAAAATCACGTTTTGGTATGCCTACCAATATTAAGACATTGAAGCCCAAAGACCTGATTGGGATCCCCTGGCACGTGGCCTTCGCCCTTCAAGCTGACGGATGGTGGTTACGTTCCGACATTATCTGGCACAAGCCGAACCCCATGCCAGAGAGTGTAACGGACAGACCGACAAAGAGTCATGAGTATTTGTTCCTACTGGTTAAGAGTCAGCGGTATTACTATGACGCGGAGGCAATCAAGGAAGCTTGTCAAAGCGGACCATCTGATATTAAGAAAATGGAGGAAAGCCGAGACCGTATCGGTGGAAAACATAAGGATTTAATAGACCCATTTAGTAAAGCCAGCTCTGCAACTAAAATCGGCCGGAAACGCAGCGTTGGCCATCCTACTGGCCGCAACTGCCGTTCTGTCTGGACTATTCCCACCCAGCCATTCCCTGGAGCCCATTTTGCCACATTCCCCGAAGCCCTTGTGACGCCATGTATTAAGGCCGGAACGAGTGAGAAGGGGTGCTGCCCCGAGTGCGGGAGTCCGTGGGTGAGGATGGTGGAGAAAACGGGTGCTACGAACGATAGGGCGCGAAAAGATGTTGGAGATTATTTCCCAGATAAGGGTGGAAATCCTTCAGGGATTAGGTCGCTCAGTGGCGCAACATATACGCCACAACGGATAGCAACAAACGATTGGCGACCGACCTGCACCCACAACCACGAACCTACTCCCTGCGTCGTCCTTGATCCCTTCTCCGGCGCCGGAACAACGGGGCTGGTGGCCGAGAAGTTAGGCCGTAATTTCGTCGGTATCGAGTTAAATCCTGAGTATGCAAAAATGGCAGAGAAGCGGATTAACAACGTGCAGCCTCTCTTATTCGCGGTGACAGCATGAGAGTAATCGAGAGGGACTACGGATACTTCAAGGGTAAACCAGTCATGATCCTGAACGGGGCGCAACGGGACAATAAGAAGCGCTTCATCATCACACTGGATGACCTCTGGAAATACAGCGACACGCACAATGATGAGTTCGGGGGGTTCATAACAGGTAAGGTGCTGCAAATCTGCAAGTTGTTTGACATTGAGGTGCCGACGCGCAAGCGTCAGTTCGTGCAGGTGATGTCTTCAATAACAGACACGATCATGGATGGGATAGACGACCTCGTGAAGATGCCGCCGTTCAGGGCAGGGTACGACGACCCGAACACGGTGATCGACATGCAGCCGGCGAGTAACAGGCCCGATATTAAAGTGGGGATGATGCAGTCATGATTTATGAGGGCGATTGCCTGAACATTATGCCAACGCTTGAAACCGAATCGGTTGACTCCATCGTCTGTGATCCTCCTTATGGCCTTTCCTTCATGGGTAAGGATTGGGATCACGGTGTGCCGGGTGTTCCGTTTTGGGAAGCGGCATTGAGGGTAGCGAAGCCGGGTGCGTATATGCTGGCCTTTGGTGGGACACGAACCTTTCACCGGCTGGCTGTTGCGATAGAGGATGCGGGGTGGGAGATTCGGGATACCGTGATGTGGGTGTATGGTTCAGGGTTCCCTAAGTCGCTAGATGTGAGTAAGGCGATCGACAAGGCGGCGGGGGCAGAACGGCAAGTGGTGGGCGTCAACGAAAACGGCAGTGGGCCGCACAGGATAAAGCTCGACAATCACGGTAAAGGGGATACTGGAATTGGGTACATGGATGGAAGTGGAAAGGTTTTTGACATCACCGCCCCCGCAACTGATACCGCCCGTCAATGGGAAGGCTGGGGCACTGCCCTCAAGCCAGCATGGGAGCCGGTCTTGGTTTGCCGGAAGCCCTTAATCGGTACCGTGGCCGCCAACGTCCTGAAGTATGGGACGGGGGGATTGAATATCGATGGGTGCAGGGTGGGAATTGACCCGAAGGCCGACGCATCACAATTGAGGACAATGAACCGCTCGAAGAAAAGCGAGAAAAATGGATGGGGGATGAATCAGACAGGGAGCGACACGCCAGAGGTCGTGAGTGCAAACGGACGCTGGCCTGCCAACCTTATATATGACGGCAGCGATCAAGTGGTGGGGCTGTTTCCGGTGACGACGAGCGGGAAGATGTCTGCAGGACAAAGAAGGCTTAATTCTGAAGGACCTAACCGGAATACCTACGGATACATGGACCCAGACATTACAAAGCGCGACACCCCCGGCGACTCCGGTTCAACCGCCCGGTTCTTCTACTGCGCAAAGGCGAGCCGGGAAGATCGTAATGAAGGGCTGAATAATCCTGGCCCCCAGTTCCACCACGGTACCACACTCCGAAAGGTTGAGAACACAGACACGAAGGGTAATTTCCACCCCACAGTCAAACCAACCGCCCTGATGCGCTACCTCTGCCGCCTTGTTACGCCTCCCGGCGGCGTGATTCTTGATCCCTTCATGGGTAGCGGTTCAACAGGGAAAGCAGCGGCAGCGGAGGGATTTGGGTTCATCGGGATCGAACTGAATCCTGAATATGTTGAGATAGCCGACAAACGGATCAACAGCGTGCAACCTCTTTTGATAACGGTGGCAGAGGGTTGATGTAGTCATGAGCGAGCGAACTCAAAGAGCCGAAAACGTAAGGAGCATCGAGGAATACACCCCTCGCGAGTTCGACGTTGATGAACACCTGGATGATCTGGGGCTTGAAAAGCCGCCCGAAGGAGTTCATCCGCTCGACAGGGAGGATGTCCGCAAGCGGTTCACGAAGGTGTCGTCATGGTTCGCCCAAGAGAGGGTGCGACAGGCCGATTTCCGTTGTGAGTCGATGGTAGACCATGAGTTTTACGACGGACCGGGGCAGTGGACGCAGGAAGAGAAGGCGATCCTGGCCAAACGGACCCAGGTGCCGATCACCTTCAACCAGGTCAAGCCAACGGTCGATTGGGTGCTCGGGACTGAAAAGAAGATCCGGGTTGACTATCGCGTTCTACCCAGGGGTGAAGAGGACGCGAAGAGCGCGGAGATGAAGACGAAGCTCTTCAAATACGTCTCCGACGCGAACAACGCGGGATTCAAGCGGTCGAAGTCATTCGCCGATGCCGTGCTGGCCGGGGTAGGGTGGATCGATCACGGGATCAACGCGGACCCGGACAACGAGCCCCTTGTCGTCTCTTACGAGGATTGGCGATACATCTGGTGGGACACGCTGGCCGTCGAGGACGACCTCTCCGACGCCCGTTACGTTTTCAGGGGCAAGTGGGTGGATGAAGACGTTGCCTGTGCCATGTTCCCGGACAGGGCGGACGTTATCCATGCTTCTGTTATCAGCGGGGATCAGGGATTCGGGTACGAGACCTTTGCGGAAATGCTTGATCCTGCCTTCGATCCAAAGATGGCGGGCGGGATGCCGCACAGCAGTACAGGCTTTATGCCGCAGTACACCGGGTTTTTCGGGTACATCGGCACCCAGACCTCTGTTGAGCCGCGGGATCGTGTGTTCCTGGTCGAGTGTCAGTATCGGACCCCGGCAAGAAAGAAGCTGTTGCGCGGCAAGGAACTGGGAACGCTTCAGGGGATCACGTTCGATGAGGGGAAGCACCAGAAACTGGTGGAGCTGGGAATCGGTCAGCCGGTCGAGTCAACCGTGATGGAGATGCGTCAGATAATCTTCACCGGCGACTCGGTATTGCAGGACGGGGAGAGCCCGTACCGACACAAGCGCTTCAGTCTGGTGCCGATCTGGGGCTTCAAACGGAAGAAGGACGGGACGCCCTACGGCATTGTCCGGAATCTCAGAGACCCGCAGAAAGACCTGAACAAGCGCCGGTCAAAGGCTCTCTACCTGTTGTCAGCCAACCGGGTAATGGCGGATGACGACGCGATCGACAACACCGACCAGAGTTGGAGCGACATCGTCCAGGAGGCGAATCGCCCGGACGGATTGATCAAGGTCAACCCAAAGAGTCAACGCGGGGTCGAGATCCAGAACGAGAACAAGATGGCTGAAGAGCACGTCATGCTGATGACCCAGGACGAGAAGTACATCCAGAGCGCGTCAGGCGTGACGGACGAACTGATGGGGCGGGACACGAATGCTGTGTCGGGGAAGGCGATCAGGGCGCGGCAGGAGCAGGGCGGTGTTGTAACGACGGCATTCTTCGATAACAACCGGCTGGCCTTCAAGCTGTCTGGTGAAATCATTTTGTCGATGATCGAGCAGCTCTACACCGAGGAAAAAAAGATCCGGATCACCGGGGGCGAGAACGGCAAGACGCCCGAGTTCCTTGAGATCAACAAATATGACCCGGAGACGGATGAGATCATCGGCGACATCACGGCAAGTCAGGCCGATTTCGTCATTTCCGAGCAGGATTACTCCGCGACGATCCGCGAGGCCATGTTCGAGTCAATGACTGAGATCCTCAAGACCTTGCAGCCCGAAGCAGCAATACAAGTTATTGATCTATGGTTCGAGTTGTCCGATTTACCCGGTAAAGAAAAGTTTGTCGATCGGTTCAGGGCAATCACCGGCCAACGGGGAACTGAGGGTGCGGCCACTCCCGAAGATCAGGCTGCAGATCAGGCCAAGGCAGATGCAGCGACGCAGGCGGCAGAGACACAAAACCAGATCCTTCAGACGCAGCTCGCAGCCGAACAGGCGAAGGTCAAGAAGCTTGAACAAGAAGCCCAGCTTATCGCCGCGAAGATCAAGACTGAGTCGGTTAACCAGCAGGTGAGCGCCGCGGGTGTCGATTATGACAAGGAAAAGCTCCGGATGGAGAAGGCCAGCACGCTGAATACCATCGAGCAGGGCGAGCACCAGAGGACCATGCAGACGCGGGATCAGAACGTCAAAGAGGAGTCGGCGGCGCATGGTCTGATGATGACCGAGCGGAACGCTGAGAACACAGAAAAGGCGGGCGAGCATACCCGGATCATGGATGTAAAGCGCCTGGCCCTCGACGAGAAATTGGTCAAGGCGAAGGACAAGCCGAACGGGTCAGTCGAAAGGGGACTGAAGAGCAACAACCATAAGGAGTAAGGGTAGTTATTAGAAAATAAGGGTTCCCCAGACGGTAGGCATACCGAAAGGGGACGCAAGAACAAACGAGGACGGCTTGTAGGAGCCTACACTTCTACAGCCGTCCTTTTTTGTTGCCCGAATCAACCCGGGACAGAGAGGGAGGACGACATTATGGGAAAGATCACGGAAGACGAGCTGGCGATGCTGAGCCCCGAAGAGCGAGAGGCCCTTGATGGGGAAACGGAAAACAAGAGCACGGAGGAGATCAAAGCCGAGGAAGAGGCCGCCGCAGCCGCCAAGGCGAAGGAAGAGGGGGCAGGGGAAGCCAAGCGGACGGTCGAGAAGAAGGCGGTGGAGGAGAAGACTGAAGAGGAGAAGGCGGCGGAGGAAGCGGAAGCGGAAGCAGAGAAGCTCGAAGAAGAGGCCAAAGCCAAGGCGGCGGCAGACGCAGAGGCGGCAGCGGCAGTCCAGGCAGCCAAAGAGGCGGCAGACCTGGAGGCAGCGCAGAAGGCGGAAAAGTCAGCTGCGGCAGCGACCGTCATTGTACCCAAAAACGAACCTGTTTTCATCCTGGAGGCCGAGAAAAAGCACGGAACCAGGGAGGAAATCGAAGCCAAGATGACGGCGCTCGACACGAAGTTCGAGGATGGGGACATCACCCTGGCCGCTTACAACAAGGAACGCGCCGAGTACGTCGAATCGCTCACCGAGATGAAGATGTTCGACAAGATCAACGCCCAGGTCCAGAAGGCTGCAGCTGAAAAGGGATGGAAGGACGCCCAAGCCGATTTTTTTAGCAGCAACCCAGAGTATTCCGCAGAGCGGATCAAGAATGTGGCTTTTGTGGACGCCGTCAACCGGCTCCTGGCCACCGACGAGTCGAAGAAGATGACCGACGCCCAGATTTTCGCAGCCGCAAAGAAAGAATGCGACGCGGTTTTCCACCCGGAAGGACCGCCCAAGGCGGACGATGGCAATGTCGTGTCCATCGAAGAGAAGCGCACGGCTATTGAGGCCGCCGAGGAGAAGCGCAAGGCTATCGAAGCCGCAAAGAAGGCGGAGGCCGAGAGGGCCGCGGGTGTCAAGACGCTTGCCAAGGTCCCGGTATCGGAAGGGAATCAGGGAGACGACAAGTATGACGCGATTGATAAGCTCACAGGGGAAGCCTACGAGAACGCAGTCGCCAAGATGAGCGATACGGAACGGGCGATCTACGCAGCCCGCTCATAAAGACAGTACATCCCACGTTCTGGTTCAAACATAGCCAGCCCGATGACCGGGAAGTGATGGGGGAAATGGAGAGATGGTGAAACACAAAAACATTTTCTATCACTTTTAGGAGGATACGCAATGGGACAGACAATCATCGGTGTAAACGACCCCAAGGCCGTCAAGAAGTATTCGGCATTCCTTGCGGTAGACGTGGCGCGGGATTCCTATTTCTCCCGCAAGTTCATGGGCGCTGAAGGCTCCAGTATGCCCATCCAGGTCGTAAAAGACCTCGAAAGCACGGCGGGAGACAAGGTTTCCTTCGACCTCGTCATGCAGTTGAAAATGCAACCTGTGGAAGGGGACACCCCTTTGACCGGGAAAGAAGAGGACCTGAAGTTCTACTCCGACGACATCCTGATCAATCAGATGCGCGGCGGGGTGAACACGGGCGGCAGGATGACCCAGAAGCGGACGATCCACCAGCTTCGGGAGATCGCACGGGTACGGCAGTCGGAATGGTGGAGCCGGGTATTCGACGAGCTCTTCTTCATGTATCTGTCCGGGCTCCGCGGGTCCAATGCGGACTACATCTTCCCGACCAGTTACGCGGGATTTGCAGGGAACGCCTTCAACGCCCCCGACACCGAGCACTTGCTCATGCCGGGCACGAAGATCAAGACGACCATTGCCGCGGGCGACACGATCACCCTGGGACTCATCGACAAGGCTGTGGCTATGGCCTCGATGATGGGAGGCGGAACGGGGGGAACCCCCAAGATTCAGCCGATCCTCATCAACGGCGAGAAGCACTTCGTCCTCTTGATGAACCCGTGGCAGGTGTACGACCTTCGGCAGACCACGGGCGGCTCTGGCTGGCTGGACATACAGAAGGCGGCGGCAGCGGCAGAGGGCCGTAAGAACCCGATCTTCCAGGGCGGGCTCGGCATGTATAACAACGTGGTCCTGCATGAGCACCAGGCCGTAATCCGTATGGCCGACTACGGCAACCCCGCGACCGTTGAGGCGGCGCGGGCTCTGTTCATGGGCGTCCAGGCGGCAGTGATCGCCTTCGGTTCCAAGGGCAACGGTCTCCGCTTCGGCTGGTACGAAGAGGAGAGAGACAGCGGAAACCAGGTCGTGATCAGCACGCACTCGATCTTCGGAATCTCCAAGGTGCAGTTCAACGCCAAGGACTTCGGGATCATGGCAATCGACACGGCAGCCAAGCAGCCGGTCGGGTAACAGGGGATCGCAGGAATGACAGCGGGGGAGACGGATCTCCCCCTTCAGTAAAGGAAAAGGAGACACGACTATGTTGAAATCGGCAAATGTAGCAGGCGCCCGTCCTGCGGTTTACCCGGACGAGGCTGGCAAGGTTCTGGTGAGCGACGGCTCGTATGAAATCACCGCCGCTCTGAACGTGGACGAGCAGACCATCGCGCTGTGCTCGCTCCCGGCTGGGTGCATCCCCCTGGATTTCACCCTCATCGTTGACGATCTGGATTCCGCCGGCAGCCCTGCAATCGTCGTGGATGGCGGCGGAATCAATGCAGCGGAGGACGCGGTTGATCAGATCATGGTTCCCGCGTCTACCGTGGCCCAGGCGGGTGGGGTTGCCCGTTCGACTCTGTTTTCGATGGTGGCCCCCGTCGAGACGGAGACCCTGTTTGGGATGCACATCACCACGGCAGCGGGAACAGCCGCAGCAGGGACTATTCGTGGGATTCTGACGTACCGCGCCGCGGAGTACGGCGGCTAAAAAGGGTCCACACAACCCCGTAGGCGTGGCGGTGGGGGTGCCCCCTCTTCTCGCTCCACCGTCACGGCCTACAAACATTGGAGGAGTTATGCAGGTTCAATTGTTGGTCGAGAGAGACCAGAACGAGTGCATCGTCAACCTGGCGGGGACGGCCTATAAGTTCAAGCGAAACGATCATGGGCACCTTGTCAGTGATATCACGGACCAGGAGCACATCAAAAGGATCTCGGACCCGTTCCACAACACCGCGTTCAAGGAATACAACGTCCTGAAGAAGATTACCGAAGAAGTGGTGGATGAAGTGGCGCCTGTTGCGGACTCAGCCGAAGCTGTCCCGGAGACTGCCGAGAGCCGCATGTCGGCGCATTTCGGGAACGAGATGCCCGTGCATGAGCAGGTCGGTAAGGATGCTTACGCGCCCCATGTTGGGCAGATAGACAAGAGTGATGAACCGGATCGCCCGGCCTATCCCAAAAAAGGATCAAAGAGACCGCAGAAGAGGAAAAACTGATGGAAGTAGATGCAATCGTGACAGAGGTTGAGAAAATAGTCCAGGACGCGACTTACGACGAGACCTGGATCATCGGAAAGTTCAACGAGGCCCTGCTCCTATTGGCTACGATGTGCCGAATCCCTGGCCTTCAGACGACCGCAGTGGTAGAGGCGGCAGCAGCGGCACTAACAGCGGCCCTTCCGAAGACCTACCTGCATGACCTCTACCTCGTGACGACACCGACGTACCCACAGGGCATTCTGATTGCCCCGAACATTAAGGAATTGAAGGCGAATTCCAATGATACACAGACCGGCCCCGTGCAGATCATCTGCCTTGATGGGAAGATCCTGAACTTCAGGCCCATCCCGGAAGATGCCGAGAATATGACGCTTCATTTCTACGGAAAACCGAAGGAGTTGGCAGTCGGGGACGTGTTTCCCGACTACATCCCGGAGATTCTTCACAAGGAGATCTTCCAGAATTACACTCTCAAAGAGGCATACATCCAGATCGAGGACGGGCTCGACGGAGTGATGCCGAACACGCAGAAATACAGCGGTCTGGCCGCAAACGGGATTGCCTCTCTGGTCGCTTTCTACCCGAACGCGCCCAAGGCAAGAGCGGATGTCCAACGGACAAGGCTGGATTTCTGATGAAACCTTTAACGATCAGGGGATTCAAAGGCATGAATAACGTACTCGAAGAGGGCGGATTTTCGGGCCATGACGATGGGACGATGACAGCGATCCCGAAGGTCATTCTGAACGCCGATGTCACGGCAGAGGAGCGGCTGAAGAAGCGGGGCGGATATCGACTTCTGGCCAGTTTGCCAAACGCACATAGCGCCTGGGGCACCAGGCATGTCTTGCTGGCTGCGGCGGAAGGCAGACTCTACCGATTCTATCCTGATGGGTCAAAGGTCAACCTTTGCGCCCTGTCCGGCCCCTTCGAGGAGAAACTCTTCTATGCCGCGGTGGACGACAATATCTATATCTCAAGCCGCCACTGGATGGGAATCCTCGATCCAGCACAAAACATGGTGAGCACCTGGGGGATACCGATTTCGGAGCAGCCGGTTCTCGCAGCGGTGAATGGCACCGGGGCGCTGACCGCCGGACGCTACCAGGTCTGCTACACAAACGTCGTCGGGGGGCAGGTTGGCGGCAACGGGATGATTGCCGAGATTGACATCATGGCCGACAACTCTACGATTTCACTTCTCAACAAACCATCCGGCGTCATCGCATGGGCGACAGACCCGGACGGAAGCACCTTTTACAGAGCTGCGGAAGAGCAGGCTTTGATCACGGGGATCGAGACCATGGAGCCCCTTCCGACCTTTCTTTGCGGCCCGCCAAACCCCATGAAGTTCATCCGACGGGCGTTCGGTCGCCTCTGGGGAGCGGTGGACAGCACCCTACGTTACAGTGAACCCTATCGTTACGACCTCTATAAATCGACGAACATGTTCTCGTTCCCCAATGACATCCTTCTAGTTGCGTTTGTGGACGGTGGAATCTTCGTCGGGTTCGATGACCGGACTATTTTCCTTCCCGGAACAGAACCGAGCGCGATGCGGGAGGTCCATGTCGGGGCAGGGGTGGCGCAAAATATCCTCGCCTACTGCAACAACGTGCCGGATATGGGCAACAACGTCCCGGTTTGGGTATCAAAAGACGGCCTGATGGCGGGCGGGCATAGCGGTGTGCTCGCCAAGTTCACAAAGGACCGGGTCCAGTTCCCAGCCGGCCAGGAAGGGGCAGCGGTGTCCCGGACTGTGAACGGGCGGGAGCAGTTTTTGACCAGCTTCAAGCAGGAACGCCCTCGCGGGAGTGGGGTCGGCTTTGGTGACTCTGCGACTTGTGAGGTCGTAAGAAACGGGAAAGTTCTTTAATCATTAGTAGTTGGGGTTTCCCTGAAGGGTGGCCACCCGGACGGGAACGCAAGAGAGAAACAAGGGCGGCATGCTGGTGCCAGCACATCAGCGTTGTCGCCCTTTTTCTTTGCCCCGAACAACCACACAACAAGGAGGAACACACAATGGACAGAATTAAGGGTTTTATCGCGATGGTCTGGTTGATGGTCACGGCACTCTTTTTGAGACTGAAAAAAGGGGCATGGGATGACATCATCTTCGAAGGCAAGGTGACGTTTGAGCACTGGCGCAATGGCGTCCTGCTCTTTACGGAAACCGGGACAAATACCTTCACGACGGAGGGTATGGCCAAGCTCCTGAACATCATGTTCCATGACATCTCCAAGGCCGCGTCGCACATCTGGTACGTCGGTATCTTCAAAAACAACATTACCCCGGCCCTGGCCGACACGGGAGCGAAGCTGGGCTCCGGCAATGCCTACGGCGAGTGCCAGGATGCGGACTATGACAACCCGCTGACCAACCGGCCCGCGTACACCACGGAAGATACGACCACCGCGGTCATCACGAACGTCAACGCCAAGGCGCACTTCGTCATGAATGCGTCGATTACCGTCTACGGGGCCTTCCTCGTTGACACGGCGGCGAAGACCAGCGCGGCGGGCACCCTGATGTGCGCCAAACGGTTCGGGACCCCCCGTGCCGTCATCGCCGATGATGAAATCTATGTAACGTACCAGATCACCTGTACCACGAGCTAAGCGCTCGCCACCTGACCCCTGCCCCGAGGGAATGATCTCGGGGTAGGGGAGCACCAAGGAGTTTGTCATGCCAGTAACAGTTATAAAAAGGGGCAAAAAGTATCAGGTCAAGACTCCGAATGCCGTTCATGCCAAAGGCACCACGAAAGAAAAGGCTGAGGCCCAGAGGCGACTCCTGAATGCGATTGATCACGGGTGGACACCTGACCGGACCCCGATGAAGCCTAAAGATTAGGGACCGAATATGTTCAGCTCACATGCCGTAATCAACCTGGAGGGGTGGGAAGGCGCGACCTTCTATCAGGAATTCACCTGGGAAACGGGAGACCCGGCTGAACCCGTGGATCTGACTGACGTAACTGCCAGGATGCAGGTGAGGGCGGATGTTGCGGACGATGATCCTGTCTTCGATCTCACGACCGAAAACGGCGGGATCATCATTCTGTCTCCACCGACCGATGGAAAGTACGCCATATTTCTCACCCCCGCGCAGACTTTGGGAATATGCCCGGACCACGAAAAGCGATCCCTCGTCTACGATCTATTCTTTGACCACGGGATCGACAACGATACGGGCATGCAGCAAAGAGGAAAATTTACGTTCAACCCCGCAGTCACGAGGGCCGATTGATGAGAACAACGATCGTCACGACCATCCAGGTTCCAACCGTTGTAAGGGGAGCGCCGGTGCCGACCGTTGTTACAAACGCCTCGGCTTCGGTAACGGGAGCAGCGGTTGCGACAACCACTCCAGTTCCTACCGTTGTCAAAGGGGCGCCCGTGCCGGTCGTTATTCGGGACCCTGGCACCCCTGGCGCGATAAGGAGCGTATCCCCGCCCGGTGGGTACAAGATAACGAACATCCGGATGGGGTCCGATAAAAAAGTAGTAATAACATATGATTCAACCCCAGTGCCATAAGGAGACGACATGGAACTCTGGAACCGACTTCGATATGTGTTGAGCCCTCAATTTGACCTTTATGAGCAGGTAGCCAAGGTTGTTCGGGGCAATGTCGCCGACGTGGGCTTTGGGACAGGGTTCGGGGCGCACCTGTTGACCACGAACGCGCAGGCCGTGACTGGATATGAATTAGACGAGTGCGGCATAAGGTTCGCACAGAAGGTTTTCCCCATTCCGAAACTTCGCTTCAAATACGGGGATATCTCAAAGGGGATCGACGAAGGCCCATACGATTTCATCGTCATGATCGACATCATTGAGCATATCAAACACGACAAGCAGGCCCTTTTGAACGTCAAGAGGATGATGGCCAAGAACGGTTCTCTGATCCTTTCTACACCTAACCGGCTGAGCAGGTATCGGAAGGCGGATACCCACGTCCGAGAGTACGCCCCGAAAGAATTCGAGGGGATACTCAAGACGGCTTTCGTAAGTGTCAGCCTGCGAACATATACACTGGAACCGCTGGTTTCAGGCTACGAAAACCCTATGGTGGCCGTCTGCCGGAATGACGAATAGACCGTAGGTGCCCGACTCTAAGAGAGGAGGACAAGAAAATGGCTGGATTTCTAAGTGTGAGTTTCGATCCCGCGCAGATCAGCGATGCCCACAGCGCTGCGACGGCAGCTCTTGCAGCGGCAAGTGATGCCCATAGCAACGCGTCGGCAGCGATGGCTGCAGCGGCGAGTGCCGTGAGCGCGATAGCGGCACATTCCTCGTCGTGGGGTGTTGGCGCGTCCAAAGCGGCAGTGGCTTCGGCTGCTGCGGTTCACGCGCATTCCGTGGCCAATGCGGCGGCTTCTCAGGTCGTTATTGCGCAGTCTGCGGCAAGCGATGCTCAGAGTGCGGCAGCGGCGTTGGCTGCCGGAGCGTCGGCAGGACTGGCGGCAAAGGGCCGTCTGTCGAGCGCGGTCTTCACAGATCCCGGTGTCAATTCGAGGGCTGTCAAGAACATCGTTTACACGTCGGCAGGGCTCATCAAACTGCGGTACAGCTCGGTCGCTCAGGCGTAGCAGTATCATCACCCGGAGAGGGGGGCGAAGGCTCCCTTCTCCACCCAAAAAGGGATGGCAAAATGTTCGTAGTTCACTGGAGCAACTGGGGTCCACGGATCAGCGGGATGTACGAATCCTGTAAGAATCAGTGCAAATATGAGACCCGCGCCGGCATTCGATCGGAGCTTGCCATTTCCTACGAAGCCATCCCAACGGCAGAGAGGAACGACAAGGGTTTCCGCCCGATCACCTGGGAAGAGGCGAAAAAAGCCGACGTTTGGGTCCTGCATTCCGCCTTTCCCGATGATGCGGAAATGAAGAAGGAGCAGGTGAAGAAGGTCACGGTGGCAGTTCTGCACGGGCCGACTGAGCATATGGTGTTCAAAGAATGGGAGAAGGTGAGCGACTCGTTCAACCTGCATGTGAACCTTCTCTGGAAGATGGACGCCACGGTCTGCATCAACACCCACGAGTACGACGTCATGAAGCTGTACGACGAGAAAGTGGGGCGCTGCCGGTATATCCCGAACAGCATTGATCTGGAAGACCTGGAAGGGACGGCGCCGTGGCAGTATGAGGACCATCCGGCGATTCTCTCCTGCGATACTCCGAGGGTGGAAAAGCTACCCCTTCATATCATCTGGGCAATGCCATACGTGATGGAGAAGATCCCGGAGGCAAGACTGAACGTATTTTCCCTGCTGCTTGAGCCGATCGGGATGTGGAGAAACGTCTTCGTCCGGAGCCACAAAAGAGCCCTGGAAACAGCCTGCGAGAACATCCAACTGGCAAACAACAACCTGAAGCCGTTCCAGGCGGGGGCCGACATCGGGTTCAACAACAACTATTCCGGCATTGCCAGCCGGGTGACGATGGAGATGATGGCCTTCGGCGTCCCTGTCGTCAGCTACAACGGGGAATACACGAAGTACCATGCAAAGCCGTTTGACCTTCATTCCATCGCAGAACAGATCGAGAGATGCTGGAATGACCTGAAGGCCCCTGGGAGTACGCTGAGGGAAGAAACCATGCAGTATGCCAGGGAGAACTTCGATAGGGGGAAGCATGTTGAAACGTATATTGAGCTTTATAATGAGCTACTTGCCAAGAAGTAGGAGCGCGAACATGGATACGAAACCGATCACGTTTGTAGTCACCACTGCCGTGTCCTTCGGAGACGGTGGAGACTGGCGCAGGAAGGTGAGGGCAGTCAGATCCACGATCAAAGAGGCGATAAAAAAAGACCCGGACTTTAAGGTCCTGAAGGTGGAAAGCAAGGAAGAGTAAGATGCCCGGCTATCTCAGCACGAGCTTTGACCCGAACGAGGCCGCGGCGGCAAGCGACCTTGCTTCAAGTGCGTCTGATGCTGCGTCAAGGGCCATCGGGTATGCTTCCGGAGCGAGTGATGCCGCGTCTGCTGCAGCGCTAAAGGCCGCGGCGGCTTCAAGCAAGATCGCAGCGCACTCTTCCGCATGGAGTGGGGGCACCGTCCCCGATGCTTCCGAAACAGTCAAAGGAAAAATCGAGATCGCGACGCTCAGTGAGGCTTTGCTTGGAATCGATGCGGTCAGGGCACTCACTCCGGCTGGCCTAAAACACGTCCTTGATAACAAAGTCCCCGCCCCGTGGCCTGCGTACCATGTCCATAGCACCTGGCAATATACCGATAAACTGGGCGCGTCTGTAACCTGGAAGGTCGAGCCCAATTCGGTTCTGGTCAACAATGGGGGCTGTTACTCGCTGGTTACGGGGCTGTTTACGGCGCCTGTGAAGGGGCTTTATGACTTTGCAATCACCGTGCAGCTCCTCGGCATTTTGGCCACGCACGTCGGGTTTTATTTGTACCTCATGACAACCCAAAAAAATTACATCCAAGATACCGTTCTTGCAAGTCAACAGCATTGGCGCACGTATGCGCTGCATGAAAACGTGCTGAGCGTGCCGATGGACGCTGGAGATACGGCGTACTGGCTTTGCAAGGTTTCCCCCAGCACTCAAGTTGTTGATGTGTATGGAGAGGCGGTGAATATCTACACAAGGATCATGGGACATCTTGTCTGCAAGGTGGATTAGGAGTGACGGATGGAACTATCTGAAGAAGACCGAGCTGTGCTTGCCCATGTTGTTGTGAACGTGGACGAGTGGGTTGCAAACGCGATTGCGGTGGTGGGCGAGATGGCAGTGACGGAGAAAATTGATGCGTACCGTGCCGAGTACCTGCAGGCTGTTCATCTGCCGGGTTACAAAGCTCGGGCAGACCGCGATGAAGACATAACAGTGCGGTCAGAGGACATCGAGTGAAATGGACAACCCGTTCATAATCCACGAAGAAGATGACAGCGTCGTTACCGTCTGCGAGGCGGACGATGTCACGATCATCACCAGCCCAGGCGGGGCAGGAGCGGGTCGTCAGTACCGAGGCATCATCAACTATGATGGGGGCCACGCGAACACGCACTACGGCGACCTGATACACCTTGATGGCGGAGGAGCAGCCGATGGCAGTCGTTATTCAATTTAGGCGGGACAATGCCGCAGACTGGACAGCCGAGAACCCTATCCTTGCGGAAGGTGAAATCGGGGCTGAGCTTGACAGCGATCTGTTCAAGATAGGCAACGGCATAACTGCCTGGAATGCTCTACCGTATGCCCAGCGTGGCCTGAAGGGTGATAAGGGCGATAAAGGCGACACAGGCGCGATGGGCGCTGTCTCGACCGTCCCAGGGCCGAAAGGCGACAAGGGCGACAAGGGGGACCAAGGCGATATCGGTTTCACCGGGAACGGCGGGGCGCCCGGAACCGACGGATACACGCCGGTCAAGGGGATTGACTACCTCGACGGTGCTCCGGGCCTCCCCGGCGAAGACGGCGCAGACGGAAAGACCGTTCTCAATGGGGTCGGCGCCCCTGCCAGCGATCTCGGGTTGACTGGCGATTTCTACTTGGACACAGCCGTTACCAGGATTTACGGCCCCAAGAATGGCGCGGATTGGGGGGCAGGAGTATCGCTGATTGGCCTAACGGGGACTGACGGGAAAACCGTCCTGAGCGGAAGCGGAGCTCCCGGCGCAGGACTTGGCGTCAATGGCGACTTCTATATCGACACCAGCAATTCCGATATCTACGGCCCGAAGACGGGAGGGGCCTGGGGATCTCCGACGAGTCTGGTCGGTCCCGCGGGCGCGGACTCGACCGTCCCTGGGCCAAAGGGCGACAAGGGCGATACCGGCCCCCCGGGTGCGGATTCGACCGTTCCCGGACCGCAGGGTGAAGTCGGTCCGGCTGGGGCGGACTCAACCGTTCCCGGACCACAAGGGGACAAGGGCGACAAAGGCGATACGGGCAGCGTCGCCGGCAGTTTCGGGGTTTCGATAGACGGAGCGGGACAGGTGATTACCGTCGGGGTTAAGCAATACCTGATCATGCCTTTCGCCTGCACGATTACCGGATGGCATCTTGTCGGCAGTCCGCAAGGAACCGTCGTCCTGGACGTTTGGAAAAAGGCCGGCGCTGTTCCCACGGTAGCCGACTCCATTACTGGAACGGAAAAGCCGTCTCTTTCTGTGGCGGAGATGAATAGCGACACCACTCTGTCTACGTGGACAACGAGTGTCGTGGCTGGTGACGTTATCGCTTTCAATGTCGATTCGTGCGCGGGTTGCCAGAAACTCACCCTGACGATAGCGGCGACAAAATAGGAAGGTTATCATTATGTCCGTCTGGAAATCATACCACTTCAAGACGCCGTCATTAAACGGAAGTGTCGCACACCAGTTCTACGAATATCTCAAGACGTTTCTTGCGGCCCAAGGCTGGGAGCTCCATGATTCGTATGGGGCGCAAAGGTGCAAATACACGTTCACAGGCGGAAATATATTCTCGACAAACGAGACAATAACATTAGACGGCATTGTGTACACAATGAAAGCGACCCTTACGGGAGCCGACATGGAGGTACTGATTGGCGCCAATCTTGCCGCCTCTTTAGCAAATTTTGCATTGGCCATTAATCGTACAGATCCCGTCACTAACAATGGGGTCAAGTACAAATGTGCGGCTGCTCACCCAACTTTTGAATGCACATCCTACACCAGCACCACTGTTGTAGTCGAATGGAGAGCCGGAACAGGGAGTTGTGCGGGAAATGTCGCGAACAATAACGACACAAACTCTTGGTCTGCATGGAGTGGAATCCAAGTATGGGGGACAGAGGCCAATACTGTCTGGAAATCGAGGGGGGAATCCGGACTTGAACCATACGGGTATGTTCATCTAAGAGTGGAGCCAACCGTCCTGCGTTATGACGCATATCAGTATTGGGATGCAACGGCGCACACCGGGACGAGAAAACAATATGACCCCTCTTCTTTTTGGTATCTCAACCAGTTCAACGCCACGTATGAATGCCATATCGCTGGCGATAAAGACATGATCTACATAAACTGTCGGACTGTAAATGCCTCTACTGTCGAGATGTTTTGTGCGGCCTGGGGGCACTTTCCAAAGAGATTTTTCCCGGATCTTATCCAGACGACTGATGCCATCGTTGCGGGTAACAACGTAAGCATCCCTGTGACGGACTCCTCGAAAGTCCCTTCAACTGGTGGGTTCTTCCAAATCCTGGGTGTTGCCGGAGAAGGATGCGACAAGTTGAAGGTTGCTTCGCTTCCAGACGCTACGCATATTATCGTTGAAACCCTCCCTCGAAATTATGCTTCCGGGGCTACGATTGGTCTCCCAGCGTCTACGTTCTTCTCGTGTCATGGCTATACGAATAATGGCTATCAAACTCCTTTCCCCACTTCACATTTCGCAGATGCCGGACTGACTGTCGGTACTGGACGCAATGCCTTCGCCGTCATCGACATGAGAAGCACCAATGCGTTTTACGGGAAGCAGGTCATGACACCTTTCTACTTCCTCTCGAATGGACAGCCAGCTATCGGGTGGATTGACAAGGGCATTTTCTACAACTCCTGCCCTACGCACCATGATGTCTCAGTTGCGAATGACGACGGGTCAATCGTAATAGCCAATGTCTTGGCAACAGCCGCGACGAATCTTAGCATAACAGACAATACGAAAAGTTGGATCACGGATCAGTTCAAGGACAAATACGTGGTCCTGGTCGGAGGGACCGGAATAGGCCAGGTCAGAAGAATCTCCGGGAACGACGGAACAACGATCACCATTGACTATGCTTGGTACACTAACCCGGACACGACCACGACGTTCCGTGTGTATGACAGGGTTTACCGATATCTCACGACATTCCCATTCGCCGCTAACGGAATGTTGATAACCCACACGAACGTCCCGACATAGCGAGGAAGATATGGCTTTCGCCGTTGTTCAGCATACAACACTCCCGGAAACAAGCTGGGAAGGACTATTTGGGCTTTTTAGTGATTATTCAACGCTCGTCATTCGTGACTGGGCATGGGATCTTATCAACTATTATCCTGCCGAACCACTGGATCTGTTTGACAAGGGCGGGGAAGTGGGCGGTGCTCCCGGTGGCGCGGCGGCGTGGGTGGCTTAATATTTAAGGAAATATGATGGGTCTATTCAACCACATAAACCTCGGCGATCTCCAAAGCTACGTTTACCTCGAAGGGGTGATCAAAGCCGTCTATCTTGAAACCGCCGGGGTTGTCGCGGCGAAGTGGGATACGGCGGACGTGGAGTACGAGAACAAGAAGATCTTCTACAACGCGCCTGTCCGTTATCACTGCCAGAAGACCGGCATTGATCGTGCCAATGGGGCAATCGTCGATGGGGCCAAGGGGTTCGGCGTGGGCGACAAGGTGATCCTAATGGCGAAGATCGGGACGACTCCGGGCAAAGGCGAGGAGTACGAGAAGGTGTACGTCATCGCTCACCGCGACGGCGCTCTCCCGTGCGCCTACAACTACCTCTTCATCCGGATTGGGGTTGCCGCCCTGGTGCCTCTGGCTCCACCATTCGGCAGATGGCTTGAGGGGGGGCTGTACCAAATCAATGAAGTGAATGATCATCCGTGTGAATACTGCACCGTCTGGGACACGGCGAAGGGAACCGCGGCCACCGTCTATAATCCTATATCAGGTGTGCCCTACGTCTTCCCTGTGTCCATAGAAGACTTCAAACCGGCCCTCGATTACTACAAATTCGCGGACGAAGAACTCTTCACGCTTGGCTCGCAGGGCGATGACCAGAGCCAGGAGGCGGGGTTTACGCCGGACTGGCTCTCTGATTTCCAGGGCAACAAGATCCGGGACGGAGCGCAGCCGAGCGCGTGGTGGACCTCTTATGACATCTATGCGAACCCCATCTTCAACTTGCTGGCGAATACATCGCTGGCCCTTTTCACCGACAGCGCCGGTGCGAGCGATGGAACCTTTGCGAAGACGATGGAGAAGTTCAACGCCGGGAAGGAAAACATCCTGAAGTGGAAGGCCGCAAGCCCCCTGGCCTTCAACGACGACACCCGCAGCTTTGACGTGAAGGGATCCGGCGAGACACAAGAAATGCCTCCCAAGACCCAGGCCCGGCTGCAAGAACTCCAAACGAAGATCGGCCAGATGAATGATCTGATCGGGACTCTTGACTCTACTAAGATTTCCAGGTGGGAAGAGCTGTCTGTGATGATCCCCCTGACATACCCCGCCCTTCAGGCCGAATTCGTCGCGCTTTCAGCAGGCCAGGTAATCGTCAAATACCGGGCCTATAAGAGCATACGTGATGCCGCGCAGACGGAGGTGGACACCATCCTCGGGACGAGTGCCTTTACCCCTTGGGAGATCGCTAACGACAAGGACGGGAACCCACTGAAGGGAAGTTCCTATCACATGCAGAACGCCTACGGAGAAGATGAAATATGGGTGTGCGCGAAGAACGTCTATGGCGGGCTCGTTGTAGACGCCTGCGATGCGATGTGGAAATTCGTGCGGCTTACCAATCTTCCTCCGGTTATTCCCATTGGGAATACAGCGGCAGAACGCCTGGCCGGGACCTCCTGGTTTGGAGTAGGGGGGCAAGCCCTGGTGGGGGCGCTATCCATGAGCGACATATCCCTTATGGTTGCCTCTGACATCACACAAGCGGGCGACAACAACATCTTCAGTTACGGCACCTTGAAACGGATCAACGACGGCGGCTTTCACCGGACAACCCACCCGGCGCTGAAGACGGCGGGCATTGGATCGTTTCGGTTATTGCAAAATCCAATTCCCCTCTCTCCCACGGAGCCGACATTCATTACGGCGATGAACTCCCGCTTAGAGCACATCGACGTTTGGCACAGGTACGACAACTGGATGAACAGCTTCCAATACTCGTGCGCAACATGGGGCGTGGACAGGACCTGGTGGTTCAAGAGCAACGCCGAGCAGTGGAGGATTAGAGCCACCTTCATTGACACGCCGATCGGCAGCATGTGGCATGCGGCTCCGGGATGGGAAGCAGCGATTTGGTACATGAGCGGGCTCAGTTTCAGCCCAGGCAATATAACGGCAAGAAGAGACCTCCCCGTAAACACTCACTTTACCAGGCAGACAAAGCACACCCGGCGCGTCATCAGCCAGATTTACATCGTGCAGAGGCAGGCCGTGACTATGTTTGAGAACCCTGCATTGACCTCTGTGAGGCAGGAAGCAAACAAGGGGATCTATGACCACCTTGACCCGGCATCGATCAAATACGTGGGCGGAGTCGATTATGACGCCATGGCGCCGGAACAGAAAAAGGCCGCGGTCTCGGATCGTGTCTATCTCCGGTCTCAGTATCCAGGAGAGGTCGGATACAATCCGCCTTCCGCCCTCCGGTCGAACCGAAACGAAGTGGAGATCATGGCGGCCTGTGACTTGTATTCGACCCTGAAGACGAACTTTGGGCAGTGTAACCCGAGCAAACAGACCCGGAATGGTCTCCTTGAATACGAGATCCAGAAGCTCATCGCTCGTCATTATACCGGTCTTGGTCTCGGCCTGAAGGACTTCTCAGTGTTCAACCTTGAAGCGAGGATCGTGTAATGCTGTTATTTGCAGATGGGTTTGAAACATTCAGCCCTTACGACCTCTGGCGAAAATGGGGATATTGCTCCTGGTACGGGCCTGGGACATCGTCAGGTATAATCCGGGCGGCAATCGTACACGGGGACGACACGACATTTTCTCCGGCCAAGCCATACGCAAGGAGAGCGGGTGGCAGGGCGATACAGGGGACGAAGTATTCACTTTTGACCCCTATAAAGCCGTCCAGGACGGTCTTTACGGGTTTCGCGTTCCGCAGGGCCTCACTTTCGGGACCTGTCACAATCACGCTAACCTTTGTGAAGGGGTGCCCTTACGACAAGGTGCCCGCTTTTGCCAACCAGAACGAAATCGGAGATTTTACCACTCCGGGTACGATTGTCGCCACCTGCACCCTCGCCATTTCTGCATCGTATATTGATGTTACATGGTCTTTCGTGGGGACCAACACGACGATAAAGACGGGCCGCATCAATACAAGCGCAAACCTTCTGAACGGCGATTGGCGTTATATCCAGGCCGGGATGACGCTCACGGGGAATGTTGTCGCGCAGCCGCAGGCATGGGCGGAGGTCCGACTGGGAAGCCGGGGCGACAACCTTGTGTTCAGCAACATTATGACGGCGGATGAATCGGGGTCGAATTCGTCATTTCTTATGAATGCTGTGAAGATCGTACCAGGAGTGCCGAGCTATTATTCCATATACACCGGAGCCGTGATTGGTCTGGATGATGTCTATATCTGCAATGACGAGGGTGAGTTTAACAACACCTTCTTGGGGAACGTCAGTGTCCGGCGTGCATCGGTTTCTGGCGACGGAACAGAAAACAACAGCGTTCCTTACGGAGATACTTATAGATTCCGAACGGTAGACGAGGACTACATTGATACCGTCAACAGTCTCCCTGTTCCGATTCCCAGCCATGAAACGACCCCGCTCTTCATACCGTGGGAAACATTTGCCAATGACTACCTCGAATTGGAAGAGAGCGGAGATCGGCAGTTGATGCGCTTCACTTCTCTTGGCGCCCAAGGATCTACCTCCAAGGTCTACGGGGCCATCCTTCATACGCTATTGAAACCTCGATATCGGGACACCCCGAACACCCTCAAGGCTGTAAGGAGATTCGGGACTGAAGAACTGGTCGAAAGTAAGCCGATGGACGCGCCTCTGATTATGAAGACGGAATTTGAAAGCCGTCACTTCATTTGGGAAAACGAAGAGACGGTAGATCCCGGATCACCGTACCTTCGGTGGGCTCCGACTGCGGTTGATGCCTCCGAGTGGGGTCTTGAATTGACACCGGTAGCAATAGCGCCCGAGACATACGACCCAGCCATCGCTCGTGTGAATTTGATCATTTACGATACGGTTGCCGAAGAAATTGATCTTTCGGAATTGATGCACAGGTATTTTGAGGAGTTTGTTGATGAGACTTTTGCTGCCGGTGATGACACCGGCTACGAGTTTGTATGGGCAATCTACGACTCCCTCGTGCTTGAGTCATTTACTGAGGGGAACCGTGGTGGAAATCGTTTCCTGAATGAGACCATTGAATTTGAGGACGTGATCCCCTGGACATATCTCTTCGCCGGGGAGTTCATCGGGTTCGATGAGACCGTGTCTGTACAGTTCCTCGACACGATTGACGAGGCCATTGACGTCTATGACTGGGCGGACGGGTTCTGGGAAGAAGTCTTTACGGATGCCATTGAGGTAACAGACGAGACGGCCATTTCTATTATTGAAACCCTGGAAGAGATGTTCGGCCTTGAAGAACCTTATCTCTGGGACGGCCATGAACTGATTGAGGAGGAACTCTCCATCGACGCAGACGAGCCGTGGGATAATCACGAGCTACTGGAAGAATATCTTGGCTCTGCCGATGAAGCCATGAACGGCATTGGCCTTGACATCGCAGATGGATTTGGCCTGGAAGAGACTGGCTATGGGTTCTGGGTGGAATTGTTTATGGACGGCCCCACGATCGCAGACAGCATTCTTACCCAGCATTGGCGGTACGAAACCATGTTCGGGATGGTTGTGAATAGCTGGCAGGAAGCACCGATTGAGCAGGCTGGAACTGACGGGAACCACACCGGCGATAACCCCTGGGGAGCTTAGTTATGTTGAAATACTGTGAGTCGTTTGACCACATAACGGCAGCATCTTTGGTGGCCCTTGGCTGGGGGGGTGACACCAATAGGCAGATTCTTGGCGGGGTAGGACGGGGAGGGAGTAGCCTTCTGGATCTCAATGTTACCCTCACTTATAATGTCGGTCCATCATATTTTACTCTTCCAAGATTGTGCAGTCGGATTGTTGTTGGTTTCGCCTTTACACGGAAGGCAGACTACTTCGGGAATCCCAACTTTTATATTCAATTTTGTTATGGGGATTATGAGAATTTCCGCGTTCAGGTAGCGTTATCAGCCAGCGGATTGACTTTCAATTTCTGGACGGGCAGTGGGACCGGATACCCGGCGATCCCGAGTTCAGCTTATGTGTCGGTCCCTTTCGTGCAGACAAACGCATTCACCTTTGTAGAGATCCTGGTCGATGTCGCGGATTTCATGAATGGACGAGTAAAGTGCGGTGTCAACGGGAAGGTGGTCCATGATGTAACAGGGATCGCGACCGCAGCATATACCGGTTTCGGAAGCAACCCTTTCGACCCACGGGCAAAAATAAACAGGGTCCAATTTAACCATACGATGAGGCTGGACTCCCTTTATATCTGCGACGACGAGGGTGGCTACCACAATGATTTTCTGGGGGACTTCCTTGTTAAAACGATATACCCCCTGGGCGATGGCGACCGGGTAGACTGGGAACCCTACATCAATGGTCTTCCTGCTCCCGATAATACAGTACGGACGGGACTGATTGACGACCCGGTGTTCGACCCGGCGATTGAGGCGGAATTTATCCTGTGCGCTCAAGACCTGGCTCAAGAAACAATGTGGTTTCCCGGGGTAGCGGAATTGTCTGCGGAAGCCACGATAGTCGCAATCAATCACCGGACCGCAGTGCGAAGCGTCGCTTCTCCGGGGAATCCCCCGCCTAATACCTTGATACCGCTATATAAGTCATCGGGGAATGAGATCGTTGTCACAAACTCTCTGGCAAAGAGGCTCACCGGGTGGACATACCAATTTCTTGATGTCTATTACAACTTGGTCCCCGTTCTTACCGTGGACTGGACCAAGTTGCTGCTGGAAGGGTCTCAGTTCGGCTTCATGCTGAGAGAGCCTGTCTGGACCGGCGTGATTTTGGAAGAGGCCGGTTTCGCGGATGAGGTCGTGGACACATAATGGCAAACGCATACTTGGAAATTGAAGAATACCTCTGGTTCACCGAATATCAGCAGGGCAACGTGAATGTCGCTGGTTTGATTTTCGATGACCTGGTTGAGGAGTCTTTCGACCTGGGCCACGAGGCGTATGTCGTCTGGAACGACCAGATCGAGGAGACTCTCGGTATGGCCGAAGCCTTCACGCCTTATCACCAAGCGTTTGCTGCTGATAACATTGCCTTCTTTGACCTTCTCGGCGGATCTCAAACTCGGGTAAAACAATCGGTTCTGAATATCGTTTACACGAAGCCTGTCGCGCCGATCAGTGTCGCTCACATGCATTTGGATGTTGTCATGAGCGGCAGCGACTCGTTCCAGGAAGAGGTCTCCAGCGAGCTTCAGATTCACTCCACTTACGCGAACGCAGTCCCGTATTACTGGGAGCAGCTCTTTGAGTCCTTCAACATCGAGATGGCGGAACCGCAGCCATACCTGCCGGTTTATCTGCGACTTTATCTTTCAGTTTCCGACCTTGTGAACATGCGACATGATGTTGCCCAGGAATACCTTTTCACTTCTACCTGCCGCGAGGAGATCTTTGTGTGGGACGGTATTCTACAAGGATGGGACCACCTGATTGCCGACTCCCTGGTCAATACCGATACCATCGAAGAAATCATCGGGAAGATTGCCGATGACTATCTCTTCCTTGAAGACACGCCGGCGCCTTGGATCATAGTCCTGCATGTCATTGCCGAAAAGATGTTCGTCTTTGATTCAGCGGGGCATGAGCGATTTTTCCTGCTTACGGCTACAGACACTTTCGATTTCAACGATGCCGTTTCGGAGTTCCTGGGGCACCTTATCCATGAGTTCTTGATACTCCAAGAGGCACAGGCGAGCGGGGTCTCCCGGTATTGCTCCTCCGAGGACTCTTTCAATGCAGGCGATATTTCAGAATCCGAGCGCTATTACCTTTGTCTCGCAGACGACACGGTGGAGCTGGTGGACGGTGCGGTAACATTCCTGTCACTCAACAATACGGCTCTTGAGACATTCAACGCCAGCGCTACGGCGGTCCCGGTGGGGACTTTCATAGGGCTCGCCAGCGAGTCCCTGACCTTCAGGGATATCGACTCGTACATCCAGGGGATCATCATCCAGGAAGGGCTCGACCTTGGTGATGTGGAGCTGACGCGATGGGCGTTCAACGTACTGGTCGAAAGCGGCTGCGATATCGCAGACATCATAGGATAGGTGACGCATGTTAGTAATCAACGAAACCCTGATCTCTTTCTTGACTCCCGCAGACGAGGCGATTCTGAAGAGCATTCTTCATTCCATGATCCCCGATGTTCTGTCCCTGGAGGATCTGAGCGCGGTCAGCGGCGATGTGTGGGAGGCGTGGGCGTTCAACGGGCAGACCTTCGAGCCGTCCGTTTACAGCGGTTTTGCGTTCAATTCCTATGCCGTTGAGGACGGGGTGACTTATGCGGCACGGGAAGAGGGGATCTACGTCCTGGATGGGACAACGGACGCCGGGGCGGCGATTCACAGCGGCGTCATTCTTTCCCCGTCCATGTTCGGGACGAATAACCGGAAACGCTTCCGGGCGGGATTCTTCGATGTCGAGGGGGCAGCGCCGGTGGTCCGGGGCGAGGTCGGCGGAGTAGGGGCCAGCATCCCTATTCTGCATTCCAAGGTGATATTTCCACGGACATTGGTAGGGAATAAATGGACTTTCCTGGTGGCCGATTTTGACGAGCTGGGGCAGGTGGAACTCTTCCCAGTCGTATTGACGAGGTAAGAATATGGGAACCGCGACGGAAAACAGCCTTTGGTACAAGGGAAAGGGCGAGGTCTTCCGGGAATTCAAAAAGAACACTGCGGCGATCCTGTCCGCCGTCGCCTCCCGGAATTTCTCATCACTGCCGGGTTTTGCAATCGAGGCTTTCACGGATGTCGAGATCGACAGCAAGATTAAGCTGACGGAGTACAACCAGAAGATCATGAGCGATGCGATCGACCGCGAGCTGAAGGCCCTTGGTCTGGAGAATGACATCGCCCTGAAACAGGCTACGATTGCGTGGGAACTCGAAAAGATGCAGCTCTTTGCGGATCTGCAAACGGAATTTGCCGACAAGGAGTTGATCCGGTCGCTCCGGGGAGAAGAAATCGACGGACTGATGATCGATCAGGAGTTCCGGGAAATAGCCGTGCTCGTGTCCAAGGTCGCTATCGAGCTTCAGATTGAAGACATAAAACGGCAGAAGGAAGAGGTCGAGCTTCTTCCTCTCCCGCTGGAAGAGCAGTTGGCGACGGCAAAACTGGCGGCGGCTCGTCGGAAACTTGATGTGATCCCCTACATCCTGGCAGCCCTGGCAGCGCAAAGTGCCGCACTCGACACAGAAGAATCGATCATCATGCCCGCTCGGGAAGAGAAGGCGAATTATGACAAGCAGGTCTCGGATCTGACGACTGCCGAGATCCTTCCCCTGATGGAGGCCAAGGCCACGGCCACGGCGGCCCTCACCGTGGAACAGACCGAACTGCTGGACCCCACGATCGAGAAAGCGGAAAAGACCCTGGCTCTGACCGGGAAGCGGGCCGAGTTGCTGCCACCGATGGCTGACAAGGCCGCAGCGATGACCGCGTTGACAACCAAACAGCGCGAACTCCTCGATCCAATGAGCCAGAAGGTCGCCGCGACGGAAACCCTGACTGCGAAGGAGTATGAACTGCTCGACCCAATGACCAGAAAGGCCAACAAAACTTCCGAACTTACGGCGAAACAGACTGAATTGCTGGAGCCCATGACCCGCAGAGCAGACAAGACCATGCTGCTGACAAACAAGCAGACCGAACTCCTGGACCCCATGACCCGCAAGTCCGCCGCGATCGAAACCCTGACTGGGGAACTAAGCACCCTCTTCAACCCCCTGCTTCTCAAGGCGCAGGCCAACATCGAACTTGCCGCGGAGATGACGGCACAACTCGAAAATCACCGACTCCTTGCTGTCGAGAAGGTGAAACTGGCTGAGGAGAAGGTGATCAGGCTTAACGAAGAACTCGCGCTCATGGGCAAGGAATTAACCCTGGAAGGGCAGAAAATCATCATCGAGAGAGATCGAGCAGTTCTGGAGCTTAGAAGAGCAGAGGCGAGACTGGCTGTTGTCGATGCTCTCCGTCCCCAGCTCGGAGAGATCCAGACGGCGATGACTGCCGAGTCGGCAGCGGAAATTGTCTATATCACCACGCAGGGGTCAAATGAGGTGGCTCTCAAAAAGTCACAGCTTGAGGTTGTTGAGGCAGCCCGGTATGCCGCTCAGGCGAGCGAATTGGCCAGCCAGACATCCGCAGTAAGAAGGATGGCTGCTGCCGACAGGGAACATAGCATTGCGATGGCGAATGCGACGGCAAGCGCGGAAATAACCGAGAAGCTGATCCACTTGCTTGCGTAAAGGAGAATCGAGATGACGGTACAGGCTGTGCTGGATAGAGGTTTGGTTCGGGGTCGGTCGATATGGCCTGCCTTTCAATATCAAGTCCCTGGGTTACTGGCCATGCATATTTCAGACCGGGCTGTTGTCTTTGGGGTCTATTCCGGGGCGTACCTTCACGGGTACAACTACCTAAAAGAGATCACCTACGAGACCCTCGCACAAATGGTTCTTGCTTACGACCAGGCCATGGCGGAATTGACTGCCGACGAGCGGCGCTCGGTTATCGATATCACAGCGAAACGATACATCGAAGATCAGAGCCTTGCCGCGAAGGATGCGGCGTTGGCCAATCAGGAACGAAAGGTTGCGCAGAAAGTATCTGAAGTCGATGCGAAGATTGAGGCCCTGGAGTCTGACCGGCAGGCGCTCGCAACCAAGATCACGGAACTTGAAGTGGCCCAGAGCAAGGCCAACACCCTTATCAAGGAGTTGGAGGCAAAGATAGAGGAGCAGACGCTGGACAGTGCCCATGTCGAAGCCGAGATCACCCGACAGCAGTTGATCACGCAGAAGGCCGAACTCGATGTCATCGAGACCGGCATCCGGGCGCTGGAGATCCAGGCGCAGATTGCAGATGCCGCCTACAGACTGGCCGCTGTTGGCGTCCGGAAAACAGAACTGGAAGCCGATATTGGCCGGATTACCCTGGACATCGCGGAGGTAGAGGCCCGGAAGGCTACACTCCAGTCAGACATTGGACGCATTGAATTCGATACCGCAGAAGTGGACGTTCAGTTGGCGGGGTTGGATTCAGACATTGACCGCCTTGAGCTGGAAACGGCGGAAGTTGATATCAAAAAGGCGGGTTTGAATTCGGATATCAGCCGGCTGGGCTTGGACACCGCGGAAGTCGATGTCAAAAAGATCCTGCTTGAATCTGACATCGTTCGTACCGACTTCGATATCAGCGAGGTTGAAGTCAAGAAGACCATGCTGGAATCCGATATTGGCCGCCTCGATTTCGACTGCCAGGAGGTCGATGTCCGCAAGACTGGCTTGGAGGCAGACATCGGTAGGATTGCCCTGGACACTGCGGAGGTCCCTATCAGGGTGGCACAGACAGAGGCGGACACCGCCCGGCTGAAGGCCCAAAAAGAAGCCGAGTCCCTTGTCGAGTCGGAGCTTGCGGTCGCCCAGGCCGAGACCACCGCCTATGCCCAGGAAACAGAACTCCTGAAAGAGAAAGGCCCCCTTATCGATCAGCGGATTGAAGCCGCCGAAGTCGAGATTACCGATACGATCCCGAAACTCGCACAGGCCATCGAGGGTGAGAAGAACGCCGATCTCGCAAGCCAGGAGATGAGGAATCAGCACGCTGTTGCCGAGTACGAAAACCGTCACCTGAGTTACGACGAAAAGGCGAAAACGTCGGACGCCATCACGGCCCTGGAAACGGCCAACCATATCATTGAAGCGAACATGATCGAGAAGAATGCAGACAACAGAGCGGCTTACGACGAGGCTCGTGTATGGGCAAATGCGGAGAAGATCGCCGGAGCGGAAAAGGCGGCAGAGATCATGAGAAAGGCGAATATCGTGAATACCCTGACGCACCAGATAGGGGCAGCCAAGTAATGGATTTAACGGAAGTTCAAGAGCGAATACAGGAACTCGCGAAGCGGAGCACCCGTGAGCGCACACTTGCAGGGAACCAGGTCGGCTCCGCGGTGGGGTCTCCCGGCCAGGGGATGCAGAGACGCCTCCATGATATGTTTGCTGCGGTCTTGCCCGAGTATGATTTCAGCCGGTTGTTGGTCATGGATGTTGGGGACCGAACCCGAACCGGCCCGGATACCGGGTACGACGTGAAGCTCTCCCTCCCGGTCGCGTCCGACATCTGGTATCTGGCCATCGGTGCATCGATCCTCCCGTTCCGAGGGGAGAACTATCAGGGAAACGCGGAGAAGATCCTCGGCTTCCTTGCAAAGTATCTGACCCGGCTCGACAACATCAAACCATTAAAGAGCCTCCAGAGCTACGAAGACATCCATGCCTATTTCAACGCGCATGAGATGCGAACCGGCTTTGATGCGGATCATGCTCCCCCGGTCATCCGGGAGATGCGGTTTGAGACGTGGATGCTCAACCGCAATACCGAGTTCCCGTCTAAGGGTCCGAAAGCATCGGTCGAGGAAGGCGTCAAAAGTAAATCGGAAGCAAGCCTGGGACAGCTTTATAGCGGGCTCTTGTCGTTTCCCGTGGGGCCGCTGGGTGTCATGGAGGTCCTGTCCGTCTTCTCCGAAAGCATGGACGACATGCTGACGAACGAGGTCCCTTTCACCCCGGACGGAACAGTAAGGATTGAAAACCCGGAAGGGTGGAAATGCGTAACGGACCAGCCTCTCGATGGGCTCATGTCCCCCATGACGGACGTAAAGGGAGATTGTCCGGGGGTGCATCTCGTCAACAAGGGCTATCTCATAGAGAGCCGTGATGCCGAATACCCCGCGGAGCCGTTTGCGGGGTACGACAAGATACTCCCGTTCCATTCGTTTCGATACTACCTGCGCCGGGACGCAAAGTGGCCGCTGCCGGGCGAGTTCATTGGACTGCTGGCAAAGCCGTGGCCAGCCCATGTGTGGTGGTTCCAGAAAACATCCCCCCTCCTCTACTCGGGCAACTGGTTCGAGACCAACCACTATACATCCGGGGTCGTCACGGAGATCCTACAACCCCCCGAAGGTTCGTTCGGGCTGGCTTATAGGTGCGTTGTAAGAGGGGTGGAGGTCTGCGTCTCAGCCTCTGATTTTTACGAGTACCGCGTGGGGGACCGCGTGTCGATCTTGCGGATCAACGATCTTGACCGATTCCTGGATCAGACGAAGGGGAACTTCAAGTGGAAAGAGATGGAGGACCTGATCGCCCGCGAGAAGATGGAGAAGGAGACCCCATCCAATCAGGCATACGTGGTCAATCCGAAAATGCTGATTTTACCAATGTCGTTTTATAAACCGTAACCGATAGGAGGCGCGACCATGAACTTCGATGACATTTTAGGAAAACTGATGCCGCTGTTCGAGCAGAAGATGGCCTTCAACATGGAGATGAGCAAACGGGCCATGTCGCTCGAAGAAAAGAATGAGGCGAATAAGACGGATCTTGAGTACCGGAAACTCGAAGCTCAGATCACGGGAGACAAGGACAAACTGAAATGGGAGAAGGAAAAGCTGACGACCGCGATCAAGGGCGATTATGATCTTCAGACGCTCAAAAATAGCGGGATGCTTGATCAGAAGCGCCTTGAAGGGCTCGACGCGAAAGACAAACAGAAGATCATGGAGGAAGGCGCAAACAGCAGGGCGAAGCTCAGCGCCGACACCGAGACGAACAAGACGAAACTCAATGCCGAGACCGAGACGACCAAGGCATACTTGACGACCCTGGGCACGATCCTCGGGCACGCACAGGAGGTCAGCCAAACGGGCGTTGACGGGGTTACGAAAACGAGCAAGCCGACAACAGAGGTCGGGAACGCGGCAAGGTCGCTCATGGAGCAAACCGGGCTCGCGAGGCCAGCCGCAACGCCCCAGAGCAGGAATGTGGCCGGCGAAGCGGAATTCGCTGTCGGGGTTCTCAGAGAACACGAAAAGGCTGGGACCCCTGACGCAGCACGGAACTATTTGAATGCCCTTCCCGCTGACACCAGACAGGCGGCACTGGCGCTCCTGAACCCAGGGGCCGCAGCTACTCCGGCGGCGGGAGTAGCGCCCGTCACTCCGGCCCCCGGCGTAAGACCGCTCGTCTCGCAGGTTCAGCCCGCCGCCCAGGCTCCACCAGTAAGGCCAGAAATGGAAGTCGTGGACCGGCATAACCGTGACAACCCCCTGGGTGGACCGAATCCATTCCCTGGTTCTCCGATCGTGGGGGCTACGGTCGCCGAGCGAGGACCCCTGACATCAAACCTGATGTCCCCGAGTGCGATGGGGCAAAGAGCATTGGGGGTTTTCAATACCCCAGCGCAGGTAGCGCAGGCGAATGATCCGGCAAGGGCCGTCGCGATCCAGAAGCAAGCCGATGCCGACGAGGAGGCACGGAAACGTCGCGTCGCAGTCCGGCAAGCAAGGGGGCTTACTTCCATAGGGTTTTAACGCCAATTAACATCGGCAAGAGGTAGTGTAAATGGAGCTGAATCCGTCCGCAAGAAGTCCACTGTCGCTGTCCCAGTCCTTCTACGATGACATCACGAAGGATATTCCTTCTCCTGTCTCGAAGGATTTCTATGACGCTGTCTCAAAACCGGCAGAGGTAAAGCAGGCACCAGCGGCCCCGGCCCGCTACGAGCTGGCGTCACCGGGGGAGATCGCCGAGACTGTCGGCGCGGTCGGCGAGGCGGTGATCAGAACCCCCTTGCAGATTGCCGGGGCAACCGCGAGCGCGATCCGGGGCGGATCACGAGAGGCTGTGGCCGACAAAGACTCTTTCCTGACGAGGATCATCGACAGGGCCAACAAGGACGCCGAGGATTTCCAGAAGAAATACGCCGATAACAAGGTGGTCATCGCACCGCTCACGAAACTCGGCCTTCCTGACGACATCACCACGGGGACGATCACGAGATTTCCCCAGCAGGCGGCATTTTCGGTGGTAAGCGCAGGCGCCGGCCTCGGTGCGGGCGTAGCAGCAGCAACTGCAGCGGCGCCTACCAGCCCCGTGGGCTCGTTTGTCGCGGGTCGGGCGGCAGGCATGGCGGCATCGGGTGGAGCTGCGTACCGGATGCAGAAGGATAACTCAACGAAAGACCTTTACGATAAACTCAATGAAACCAGCATGAAAACGGCTGGTCGGGTTCTGACCCCGGAAGAATGGAAGACAGCCTATGACAAAAATGAGGGATCCCTGATCGAGCAGGGCATCTCTGAAGCAATCCCGGAAGCCATCGGGAACCTGATCGGATTCGAGCTGTTTTTCGGAGCGGCCAAGAATGCCTTCGGCAAGCAGCTCGCGAAGACGACTATCGGGAAGGCCCTCGACAAATACGGTGCGGGGGCTGCCGGAAAGATGTTGGCAGAACAGGCGACCGAGCAGACCACGGAGACCTGGACCCAGCAGTGGCAGCACAACATCGACGTGGAGATGGGCCTGAATCCCGGCGCGACAAAGCGCTCATGGACCAGCTTCGACGACCTGAGACAGTCCAATAAGGAAGTTTTCGCCGACATCCTCCTGCTCACTACGGTCATGGGCGGCGCGGCGCTCACGGGCGAGCACGTCAAGGAAAAGATGGACACGAAGGCATCGGCCCAGCTTGTTAAGGACGTTGTCGCCGAGAACAGATTCGACTCGATCCCCAATGAATTCCTCCCGGCCATGTACGAGCACGCCCAGGAATTGTCGGATAAAAGACCAACGGATAAGTCCCTGGCCACGGCAAGAGACGCCTTCGCGACCGAGATGGAAAAGCGCGGCATAGACTTCGATATGACAAGTAAGTTCAAGGAATACTTTAAGCTTGACGCCGTGGTGAAATCGGAGGAGGCCACCGGCGAGGACGTCGCAAGATGGGCCTCTCTGCGGGACGAATTCAAGGAAAAAAACATCAGCCCGGATCTCTACCAGCAGTATTTGGCCTACCAGTCGGACATCAATAAAGCCTACGGACTGACGAAACTCATCTCGACCGGCAAGGCGAGAGAACCCCAGCGGAAAGAGTTCAACCGGCTGACAGATGCAATAGCCGCCAAGGCCACTACGTTCGGGTTTCCAGAAGAAGTTCTCGATACTGCCGGTGTCGGGAAGGGTGGTGTGGTCAGTAAGCCCATGGGGCCAGCCAAGGGCGCTGCGAGGGACATTCTCCTGGAAGGTGAGCCGAAAGCCAAGCGGAAGAACCTGACGGCGACGGATATCTTGATGGAGGGAGATGTCAACATCCAGACCGAAGAGGATATCACCCCCGAGACGCTGGCTGAAATCGACAAAAAATTGAAGATCGCGGGCACGGGCGGCGCGAGAGGACCGCTGAATGTGACCGGGGAAACTCCGGGAAAGATCCTGGACATCACGAAAGAGGTCAAGACCCAGGATAAAAAGACGTTCGATCTCTGGGACACCCAGGAAACCGGGACCCCGCCTTTCGTTCGGACGAAGGTGGCGAGCCTATTCGCGGAAGGCGGCACTGCGGCGGTCCTTGATGAATACCGGGGCGAAGATACTGTCAGCGCTTACGCCCGGTATCGGCTCGGGATGTTGGAGAAAACCGTCGTGGATAAGAAGGCCGCCGAAGAGCCCGCGGCCCAAGGTGCAGCGCAAGAAACAGGCTTAGCGAACCAGATCGCAACCGGCAATTTGGTGGAAGACTTTACGTTTCCCGAACATTATTCTCCTATGGACCTGGGTGGGCTTTGGGATGAACTTTATACGGTAAGCGAGGATATTACGGCCAAGAATAAACCAACCATCGACGCCCTTGCCAAGGAACGGGACGTACTGAAATCGGACCGCAGTAAAGAAGCGGTTGCCCGGAAGAAGCAGATCGATGAAGAGATCGGGAATCTTCGGGTGGAATCGCAGATTGTCACCCGCCATGCGGAAATTGCCTGGCAGTATGCACAGGAGGATCTGGCCCGGAAAGTCGTAGCAAAGTTGAAAGCAGAAGGAATTGAGGCCGACCAGGATTCGGTCTATGACGCCATCGCTACCTTGGCGGACGGACGTATGAATGAACAGGGTTGGCAGCGGCCTTTACTGCAACAAGTGATTGATTCGGTAAAAGGAGAGGAAGCACCCGCACCAAAGTCGGCACGAGAAAAATCGGATGAAGAGGTCAAACAATACCGGGATGCAGGACATAATATCAACGATAACGGCGTCTATAATGAACCGGAAAAGATCTCAATCCCATTCAGTAAGTCATCCGGAAGGGAGGGCAGCATCCGCATAGCGGAAGGCCCTGACGGGAAATTCCGCATTGGCGTCAATATCTCGAAAAAATATGGCGACTACGAGGGGAGCGGAAATGCCCCAGGTATCGACGGCACGCAATACGATACGCGAGCCGAGGCGATCAAAGCCGGCATTGACATAATAAGGAGCCGTACAAAAGCAGACGACCCCAAAGGGAAAGCCGCCTTGGCAGAATTGGCAAAGTTCGAGAAAGAGCAATCCACCGAGATCAAAGCCGCGGGCACGGGCGGCGCAAGAGGACCGGCACCCGTAATCACGGAGACGGTACCGTCTTATGCGGAAAGGATGAAGAACGCAAAGTCTGCCGACGAGGGCAGATCGCTGATTTCTCAATATCAAGAAGAATTTGCATCTATCGAACGGAAAGCTGGCCTCAAGCATTCGATCGGGAAAGGTGGCGGCGGCTTAGGCTCACGCGGGTATAGCACGCTCAGGCCGGCAGAGAAGAGCGACATTCTGAAGCGGGTAACTGAAAAAGACAAGGCGCTGGGACAGAGGTTAATGTCTCTGATTGCGGACATAGACGCAGCGGAACCACATTGGAAAAACCTACTGAAGGGAGAGCAGGAGGAGAGACATCCCGGTCTTTCTCAGCAACCCGCGGAGATCAAAGCGGCTGGTACCGGCGGCGCGAGAGGCCCGAAACCGGAAATCGTCAAGGCCCCCGAAGCTGGGAAGGCAGCAAAGCCAGTTCCTACCGCGGCAGAGGTAAAGTCCAAGGAGGAAGAGGGTAAGTCCCGGATCATCAAGAAGTATCTGCTCGAACACCTTGACGAGGCCATAGCTGCCCGGACCGCTTACGAGAACAACAAGACCGAGGACGCCGGACCCATCCACGTCATCATCGATGTTCCCATGGACGGAAAGTTCAGGATATTGAACACGAAAGAGAACCTGGAGAAGTTCAAAAAGAAAGTGGCGGGAATGAAGGTAACGGCGGCGCTGAATAAACTCCCGCAGCACTCCGGCAAACCTGTGGGCAAGTCCACGGATCTGATCACCAAGGAGGCAGAGGCGGAGGTCGCTGATTACTGGACGAAAAGGAATGAGTTCAAGACCCGGTATGAAGGGGTCCCGGCAGAGATCGAAGCTGCCCAGGCCCGTCTCGAACGCTACTACGAGATCCAGCGCAAGGTTGATGCCAAAGAGATCACCCTGAAGCAGCTCGGGGAGGATGCAAAGGCAGCCGCAAGTAAAGAATCGGCGGGTACTGAAGCATGGAGAGATTCATGGTTCGGGAAGACCCCGACTTACGCTGACCTGACGGGCCGGATCAAAGAAATCGAGAAAGAAATAAAATCCTTACGGGAGAGGATTCCGAACCTGCAGGCACGCATCAGAGAATTTTACCCCGGCCTCGCGAAAGAGATGTTCGAGGGGAAGGCCACGGAAGAGGCCAAGGCCCCGGAAAAGATCAAAGCCGCTGGCACGGGCGGGAAGAGGGGGCCGAAGGAGGAAAAAGAGAGCACCGCTTCTGGCAACGAACAGGCCGAAATAAGCGACCGGCTCAGGGCGCAGAATGCGCGAGAAGCAGAATTTGAATACCAGAAAAAGCGCACAGCCCTATTGGAGGGTGCGGACAAGGTTTCGCAGGCTGAAAATTTTTCATTGGAGGATGCCAAGAGATTTCTATCCGACCTCGATGCTGCCCCCGGCGATGATCCAAAAGCACGACAGGCCATACTCGACAAATATCCCGAACTGACAGAATTGACGAAACCAGAAGCCGCCAAGGCCGACATCATGAAGGAGATCTCCGAGATTTCCGATGAAGACCTCGACGCCATGCTTGACATGCCGGAAAAGAAAGAAACCGCCCCAAAGACGACAAACGAAGCTGTCAAGAACATATTTGCTGCCGCCAGGGATCGCGCTGCGGGAAAGATCCCCTCGGCAAAACCAGCCAAGGCCCTCGATGATATCCTGGCCGACGTTGCCAAGGAAGGTATCGAGGGTGCAGGAGAAGCCCTGAAGGGTCTTTATGAACTTTTCGGCGGGTCGTCCCTGAAGTCTTTCCCCGGCGGGTTTGATGAGGACACCTACGCAAAAGCGAAGCCCCATTTCGAGGCGGCGCTGGAGCACTTCATCCAGGTCGGCAAGGGGCTCCGGGAATTTGCCGCCACCATTGTGAAACAATTCGGCGATGCGATCCGGCCTTACATCAAGCAGTTCATTCAGGAAAAGAGGGATAAAAAAGAGATAGATCACCCCATCCGCGAAGCCTATCACGGGACGAGTTCTAAACTATTAGATGACATAAGGAAGAACGGGTTGAATAACCCTTACCTCGCAAAAACGAGAGAGCTTGCCCAATACTATGCAAAAGAGGCTGTTGACGAGCACGGGGGGGAGCCTGTTGTCCTCAGAGTGAGTGTGCCGGAATCTTCTCTCAGATATGACCGGGCGTCTATGGACGAACCCGTTAAAGCAGATCAGCAATCTCGGAACGCCGCATGGAACAAGGCTGCAAGCGAGCACCCGGAATGGGAAGAAAGCGGGACGGTGTCTATCCCGGAAGGAGGCTGGAAATACTCATGGGAGGGTGTGGGGTCTGTAAGGCACGAAGGAAATATCCTTCCGGAAGACATAGCGGAAGATGGTGAAGTGATCAACCTCGACGAAAACACCGGGGAAGGTGAGGGGGGAGCCCGGACGCGCCGGAAGTTGACCGAGCAGGAGAAGGCGGAGAAAAAAGCTAAGGAAGAGGCGGCCGCCGAAAAGAAGGCCCGGAAGTCCGCGATGGGCGAGTTCAAGAACGTCGGCTATGTCTATGATCCCGAGAAGCTGAACCAGAAGACAAAGGATAAAACGCCCAAGTCCGCGGCGAAGATCATCCTCGACGAGATGGTCCCTGGGAAGATATGGACAGCCGCTTTCGCAGAAGAAGCGACCCCTGGGACTGTGCGCCTGATGACGCAAATTCAGAAGTATTTCTTGACGTTCAAGGAATACCTTACCGAGAGCCGGGATCGGCTGCGTTACTCATCGGGGAAGAGCATAGACGATAAGATCGAGCACTGGCTCAATTATCGCGGCGGATCTATCGACATGCTCAAGCAGTGGGCAACTGAGTATGGGAAGACCATGCAGCCGGTCGTGGATGTTTTTAACGGGCAGACCAGCATCACGAATATCATCGGTCGGTTACAGGAGACCGTGCTGTTCGGAGCCCGAAAAGAAGATGGAACATTTCCCGATTATTCGGAAGCGAGAACACGCCTCTCCGGCCTTCTGAGTACCCGTGATTATGTCCAGCGGCCCAATTCTCTTTACAATTTCCTGACTGACTCCTGGCAGAGCCTCCTTGCCGACGAGAACGATATCCTGCTGTCGGAGATCGACATCAACAAGCGCGGGCGCAACAAGACAGTGGTTCGCTCCGGCTTGTCCGATTACCGGGAGGGCGTTGAACTGAAAAAGACGGAGGACTTTCAGGCTCCGTTCGGATTCAAGGGCGTCGGCTTCGGAGAAGAGGGGTGGATCAACCAGGAGGAGCGTAACCGCGTCATCCCAGCAGCGTATGATGCCTTCAAGGATCTGGCCGCGACTATCGGCGCACCCGATAACGGCATGAGCCTGGGCGGTGAACTTGCCGTGCAGTTTGCCAACCTGGGACACAAGGCGAAGGGCGCGGCGGCGGCATACTTCCCCACTGTCCAAACGATCAATTTCACCCGTGATAATGGCGACGGGACCATGGCTCACGAATGGGGGCATGGATTGCAGGACCTGGCCGCTGAGGATGCAAAAACCGAAATAGAAAAAGTTGTCAATACATTCCACCATGTCTATGACTTCGAGGCTGGGACCCGCCTGATTGACGACCTGCTTGCGAAGGATTCCATGTTTCTCAAGCGGATGGTGTCGTCGAAAAAGCAGCAGCGGATCGAGGCAGTAAAGAACGAAGTTACCAGCAGATTTGAGGATACGGTCAGGAAAGACACTGATTATTACAGCACCGCGCAGCAGATGGACCCTGACTATACCGCACGGGCGCAAGAGATGTGGGCAAGGGCATTCGAGGCATACATCTACGATACATTGCAAGGCAAGAACAATTACCTGGTCAACGATTTCGTCGCCGCCGGCAGGGTAGGTGGCAAGGCCGGCGTCGGGACAAGACTGGTTTATCCCGCGGGGAAGGAGCGCGAGACGTTCAATGCGACCATCAAGCATCTCCTTAATGGTCTGGTGTGGGATGAATCCGGAAAGCCGTCCCTCAAGGATGATTACATCTCCATCGAAAAAGCCAATGAATTGATGCTTCAGCTCCAGTTGAGATACCTTCTGGACCAAGTAGAGGCGCGATATACGGCGATCTGGGCGTCCGAACCATCCAAGGACGGCTATTACTGGTATCGCTATGACGATACATCTTTCGGACCGATGATGCAGCCGGACGGGTATGCTGGTCATGATAAGGGATATACATCGGAAGGGCAGAACGGAACGGGGGCGGTCGCCTACTTGACACAGCTCCATCCCGATGATATATTAGACTATAAGCTGTCAAACATCCAGTATGAGGGTGAAAACCCGGTTTATATTGCCAAAGAAAGGGGTGGCATCGATGTTGGTATTCAAGAGGATGGCACAGAGGCACTGGAAGAAGTACCTGCCCGCCCTGACAGCAGCCCTAATGAAGGAGGGGACGTTCGATCAGGAGACCGAGGCAGCGGCGGAAGCGGCTTGCCTGGAACTCGGGAATCTGGTAAGCAGAGGGGCGCAGATGGAAGCGTCGAAGGAGATAGTACTGAAGGAGTACATCCTTCTCCCGCCGGAAACTACCGAATAACCGATCTCACCTTAAACGATCCGAAATCAGTACCCGTTCGGTTCGGCCTGAATTTATCTGCTGTCAAAGTACTCAACCTCGTAGAATCTGAAAACCGCACTCCGACGGATGCTGAAAAAGATATCCTGGCTCAGTATAGCGGCTGGGGCGGCATGTCGGAGCTGTTTGCCTACGAACCCACCGCGGCATGGGCGGGCAAGGCCGAACTGCTCAAGGCGGAACTCAACGATGACGAGGTCCGTGACGCAGCGTCGTCTTCAACATCAGCCTACTATACCCCCGTACCCGTTGGCACATTTATGTGGAAGCTGGCGCAGCGCCTTGGTTTCACGAATGGTGTCGTGCTTGATCCTGCCACTGGAGCGAACGGTCTCTTTCTGGGGACCATGCCGAGCGACCTCGCCCAGGGGACGGCGTTGCAGGGGATCGAAATGGACGGGGTGAGCGCCCGCATTGCAACGCAACTCTACGGGCTGGCCTCCATCGAAACCAAGTCATTCCAGGACGTGAAGAAACCAAACAATCGGTTCGATCTGACCATCACCAATGTCCCGTTCGAGAATTTCTCCCCTTCGGATCTGAAACACAACAAGGGCGGGTATCGGCTCCATAACTATTTCATCAACAAGATGCTCAACCTGACCGCACCGGGCGCGTTGAGCATGATGATCACCACTTCAAATACCCTGGATGCCGTCGGCGCCCACCTGACAGAATTCGCGGGGAAGGCTCAACTCGTGGGGGCGATCCGGCTTCCTTCCGGGATTTACAGCGCCACGCAAGTAGCGACCGATATCCTGGTGTTCCGCAAGAATATCGAGGGGGGGAAGTTCGTGGGAGTCCCCGCCGAGGAATGGACGACCGCGGGGACAGACGAATCAACCGGGTTGACCATCAATAATTATTTCCTCAAGCACCCGGAGATGGTTGCGGGAAAACTGGAAAAAATCACCGGCAGGTATGGGAACGAGGGGCTTCGGGTAGCTCCCGAGGGCGATTTGCAGTCCAACCTGGAAAGGCTTGCCGCCGCATTCCCGGACAAGATCGTCGAGCGGGAGGCCGTCAAGGAAGCCAAGTCGATCGATGACATTATCTCCGCGCCCGGAACCATCAAAGAGGGGGGAGCATACATCAATGATAAGGGCGAGGTTTGTGTCAAGGAAGATTCCGAGGAATTAAAACTGCCTGTCGCAACGGCCAGCGAACAGAAAAAGGCCGAGGTTGTACGCCTCTATGTTCGTGTTCTGGATCAAATCCGGACATTGCTGAGGGCGCAAAAGACCGAGACGGACGCCAAGGTCATCAAGGAAGAGCAGGTCAAACTCAAAAAGTGGTACGACCTGTTTGTTAAGAAGTTCGGCCCGGTCAACGATCCCAAGAACCGTGGCGTGTATGTTGACTATACGGATTCCGCGTGGGTTTTGGCACTGGAAGAGCACGACCCAGACACAAATAAAGTCACCAAGCTTGCGGACATATTCACCAAAAACATAACAGCTTTTGCCGCCCGGCCTGACAGGGCGGACACCGATCATGACGCCCTGGCGATGGCCCTCGACGAATTCGGGTATCCCAACCTCGAATACATGGCGAGGCTGCGGAGCTCGGATGTCGATTCTGTCAGGGCCGGGGTTGCCGACAAGATCGTCGAAAACCCCGAAACCGGCTTCCTTGAAACGATAGACGAATACCTGTCCGGCAACGTGAAGCGGAAGCTGACCGTCGCCCGGGAGATGGTGGCGTCCAGCCCTGAATATGCCCGCAACGTGGCACTGCTTGAGGCGGCGCAGCCGGCGGAGATTTCCCAGCACAGAATCACCGCGCGCATCGGCGCGTCGTGGATTGACCCCGCGCACCTGGCGGAGTTTGTACGAGACAAGATGGCACTGAGGCACGGTCTCCATGCAATCTTTAATTTCAGCCCGGTAAGCAACGAGTGGTCCATGTCGTTCGGCGGGGAAGAGCATTACCGGGGACGCGGCAAGGGGGTTGGAGAAAATAAGGCCGAAGTGCAGCGGCAGATAGCCGCGGCAAAGCGGAGCGTTGAGGCGACGACGGTGTGGGGCACCCAGCGCATGGATTTCTTTGAGCTCATGAAGTGCGCCTTGATGGGGAAGCGTCCGCAAGTCACCTTTACCGTCGATAGAAAACAGTACCTTGACGAGGTTGCGACCCAGGCCGCCGAAGTAAAGCTCCAGGACATCCAGTCGGAATTTGGGCGATGGCTGTTTGCTGAAGCAGGACGGTCGGATGAGGCCGTCAAGCGTTTCAATGATCTGATCAATACCTCCGTTCCCATGAATGCAGACGGCTCCCACCTTACCTTCCCGGGCAAGGGAATGTGGATGTTGACGCCAAAAGAAAAGGAAGCCCTTGGGGTCACTGACGCGCTGACGTTTTACCCGCATCAGATGAATGCGGCATGGAAATACTTGAAAAACGGGAACCTGTATCTGGGGCATGAAGTCGGGACGGGCAAGACTGTGACAATGGCCCTGATCGCCATGGAGGCGAAAAGGCTTCGGGGCAAGAAAAAGGTTCTTTACGTCACCCTAAATGATTCCACTATGGGGCAGGCGGTTCAGGAAATCAAGAACCTCTACCCGATGGCAAACATCTTGCCTGTGCGCGTTTCTACCAATGAACAGCGCAAGCAGCGGTCGCTTCAGAAGATCGCCCTGAATGATTTCGACATAGCGATCATGAGGCAGCAGGACCTTGACCGGATCGGCCTGTCGCCGGAGTCGGAGCGGGTGTTCATCGAAGAGGAGCTCCTGGAGCTGCGGGAAATTCTCGAAGAGGCCAAGAAGGAGGGGGCGCGAATTCTGGAGCAGGACATCCAGGTCCAAATTCACGCCTTGGAGGCGAAGCTCAGTGCGCCGGGTGTCCATGACGAAGCGAAGAGAAAGAACCTTTTCTTCGACGACCTGGGGATCGACCTCATGATCGTGGACGAAGCCCACAAATACAAGAACATCCCGTATGCCACCCGGCTGACCCGCATTACCGGCTTGAACCCGACGGGAAGCCCGACCGCGAAGGACTTCTTCCGCAAGACGCAGTACCTGAATGCCCAGTTCCCCAAAAAGGATGGGATCGTCCTGGCGTCCGGAACGGCTTTGTCGAACTCCATCGCGGAGATGTACAACATTCAGCGGATGCTTCAGCCCCAGGAGGTAAAGAGGCAAGGGGTGTGGTCTTTCGACCGCTGGATTGCCAACTTTGGCGACATGGGGTCACAGTTGGAATGGGACGGCGCCCGCGGGCAGTACAAGGTCATCACAACGAACCGCCGGATCGTCAATGCCGGGCGGCTCCTGGCGACGGCATATCAGAATGTCGATAGCGTCCGGGCGAAGGATACGCCTGTCAAAAGGCCGATCATCCGTGGGGGTGAACCGCAACGGGTAAAGGTGCAGCCCAACCAGTATGTCGAGGATTATAAGCAGATCGTTCTGGAGCGATGTGCCGCAATCGAGGCGGATCCGAAAAATGCCGAATACGAGGGCGTCCCCGACAACATGCTCCGGATCATCTCCAATATGAGCAAGGTGGCTATCGATCAGCGTCTTGATCACCACTATGCCAACACGGAGATGCAGCAGGATTCAAAGATCGCCACGGCGTCGAAGATCATGTATCGGCGGTGGCAAGAAGAGGCAAAGCACAAGGGCGTCCAGCTTGTCTTCGCAGACCTGGGGATCCCCGGCAAATACTCGGACAAATTCAAGTATAAGACTGAAGATGAAACCTCTCAGTTGGCCCCGGAAGATCTGGCGATTTACAATGAAGAGATGTTTGAGCACGAAAGCGCGTCTACCGGGTTCAATACATACGAGGGCCTGAAGAAGGAACTGGTCAAACTGGGGATTCCTGAAAATCAGATCGCCTTCATTCACGACGCCGACCATAGCAACAAGGAAAAGAAGGCGGCCAACCTGCGATCCCTCTTCAAGAAGGTCAACGCCGGCGACATTCGCGTTCTGATCGGGTCCACGAGCAAGGCGGGCACGGGGGTCAACATCCAGGGCCGCGTGTCGGACATCCATCACCTTGACGTATGGTGGAACTACTCGGCGTGGGAGCAGCGCAACGGGCGTGGCATCCGGGCAGGGAATCTTTATGCCAGAGACGGGATGCCGGGGACCTACATCTGGAATTACGTCACCGAGACAACGGTGGACGCTACCCGCTGGGACAAGGTATTTGCCAAGGGTAAGGTCCTGAATGCCGTGCTGGGTGGAGACGTCAACCTCGACGTGATCGAGGACATCAGCGACGAGACCATGAGCGCGAAGATGATGGCGGCTGAAGCATCCGGCGATCCGCTCATGTCCACCCAGGCGACACTTCTTCAGAAGGTGCAGGGGCTTCGGTTCGAGCAGGCCGCCCATCTCGACGTTGTCCGTCGATCGAGAATGGATCTGGCCGCTATCCCCGGGCGGATTGAAGCACTGGAGAAATGTATCACCGATTACCAGCGCAGTCGCAGCGTTATGGGCAAGGTGACGGCGGTACGGTTCATCGGCGACGACCGGACCCTGGTGCTGGAGAAGCACGGGAAGGAGATCTCCGAGGCGCTTGAAAAGGCAGTCATGGTGGACACCCATTCGTGGACGGAGAACAAAAAGGCTGCCTTGTTGGTATTCGGCAGCCACACGGAGACGGAAGTTACCGAAGAGGTAGAAGGGAAAGACGGGGAGAAAAAGGAAAAGAAGGTTAAAAAATACACCTTTGTCCCGCTCCCAGCCAAGGCCGATATCACGGGAAAAGAAAGAGACCCCTATGGGCGACGGCTCTTGATATCCGGAAGCATCCTCAGCAGCGACCGGAATTTGGCCGACATCCAGGCAAAACAAGGGAAAGAGGGAATCGTTACCACAGCCGATATCAAGGCTAATGTCTCCCGGACTGTGACAGAATACCTTTCCTACCTGAACCACAGTGAGGAGTCGGCAAAGGACGCCATCGCGGAACTCAATGCCAACGCGCCGAAATTACAGAGTGTCATAGACACCCCCTGGGCAAAAGTGGACGAGCTCGCGACCAACGACAAAGAACTGCGCGAAGTCGAGGCGCAAATGGCCGCACGAGGGGTTTCCGTCGGAGATCCCACCACCGGGATTCCAATCGATAAGTATAAGGGTGTTGTCCCCGTCCTTGAAGATGTGGCGGATAAAGACGGGTGGTCGTTTCATGACGGGATCGTGTACCCTCACCAGAATACGACGATTGGCGTCCGTGCCAAGACCGACCTCAGCCGTTTTCTAAAAAGCGGTAAGCTCAAACCCAGCATAGCATCCAGCTACAACGCTCCCGACGCCCTGAATGCTCTGGACGGAGGGAAACCCCGGTCGCCCGTAACGAAGCCAATAGCCTATACCGTGATCGACAACGTAACGAAGTTTTGGGTGCCCGCCGGAGCAACCTTTGTGACCGTTGATCCGGTTGAGTGGAACCTCCTGCAAAGGATAATCGGGAAGGAGGGGGCGTGGCATTATGAGGCTAGGGGTATGGGCGAGAGGTTCCTGATCCACGTTACCGAGACGGGGGAGAGGGACGCATTTATCAACGCGAAACAGGAATCCTATGTGCCCCAGGGCGTCAAGGACATCGATGAAAAGGCCATGAAGGCGGTCTCTGCGACGGGGGGACCCCAGTACGCTGTCGGAGAGGAAGGCGCAACCGGGGGCGGCAGAATGGACCTCAAGACGGTTCAGTCCCTCTTCCCTGGACAGCAGGTCGCGCAAGACGGCGACAACTTCACTGTCACTCTGAAGAACGGGGCACAGGCGACTATCTACGGCGTCGCCGAGATCACCCCGAATACCGTTTCCCTGAACGCGGGATACAAAAAGGGGTTGGCCGCCGGCCAGTTTATCGCCGGAGCGTTCGACGGTCTTGACGCGCAGGGTAGGGGAGTCATCCGGATCGTCCGGGAAAACGCGAAAGTCCCATGGACCGTTTCCCACGAATCCGTCCACTGGCTTGAAAAGCTGGGTGTCATTTCCGAATCGGACAAGGCGACCTTGAATGCCCGCATCCAGAAAGAAGGGAAATGGAACAAGGACCTGAGCCACGAGGAGAACCGGGCAAAGTGGCTTGCGGATTTCGCAAAGGGGCCACAGCCGAATCAGACGGTCCTCGCGCAGATTTGGCAGAAGATCCAGGACTTCATCAATCGGATCGTGGGAATCAGGACGGCAGGCATGATCGGGCGGGAACTCCAGTCCGGGAAGATATTCGAGAGGGAAACCCAGGAAACAAGCCAGGGAGAGGAGGCGTACGGCACTGGGAAATATGACAATTTCGGGGACACCGCCGTCACTGACTTCAGCGAAGACGAGGCATGGCATGACATCGCCTACCGGGAGCCTACAAAGAAGGCTATTGCCCGTCTCAATGCCTGGCTGAAGGACAATCGATACGCCACGATCAGGATGTACCACGGGACCGACGCCGGCATCCCGGTCATGAAGGAAGGTCTGAAGCCGACCAGCGCCAGGACTGCCAAGTCTCTGCAATCGTCTCACGGGACCGTCTCTCTCTCGCTCTTCCCCGGCATGGCCCATCAGTTCGGTAGGCTGGCCTATGCTGGGAAGGAGATCGCGATTTACCCGGTCGATGTCCTGGTGAAAAACCTTGTTCCTGACAATGACCAGCTCAGGAACAAGCGGCACTTTGGAGGCCGGACGGACCTCGGCGATACCTTGGCCGAAAGCATTGCAATCGGCCACGGCGCGAAGGTGAGGGGAGCAGTCCCCGTTGACTGGATACGCGCCGGTGAGGAAAAGTCCTCTGTAAAGGCGTATGACGAGGCACTTTCCGCCCACGCATACATCTCTCCGCGGGTGAAGCCATCCCTGAGCGCCCAAGAAAAGACCATCCGGGAAAATGCCTATGGAGTCAAAGGAATGGACCCGGTCGTGTTGGATAGCGTCGCCAAAGAAATGGCGGCACTCATCCCCGAAGAGGCGAGAAAAACGGCGATACTGGTCCCGATACCCGGACATACCGGGGATACGGCAGCGAACGTCGCCCTCGCGGAACGGATCGCAGCCATCACGGGTGGCAGGTTGGCAGACGTACTCAAGCGGGCGGCTGGACAAAGTCAGCGGGATGCTCGCGTAGCCGGGCGGCGGACCATGAAACCCGTCGAGTTCGGCATGGTCAGTACGGAAACACTCGACGGAGATAACGTCTTTTTCGTTGATAATGTGATTTCTTCGGGAGCAACGATCCGGGCAGCGCGTGATGCGGTAGGCGGCGGCAAGGGGCTGGTCTACGCAAAATCTAATCCAAAAGGTGAAAAGTATGCCATTGGAACCGCGGACCTGGAATTACCAAAGTGGCTCGGCGACAAGATCAAGCAGGCTTTCAGGAAGGATGCGGTCGCCTCGATTCTCACCGATGCCGGACCTATCCAATCCGGTCCGCTCGACGGCGGCTGCAGGGTGCTTGCCAGGGCCTTGAAGAGGATCGAGCCGAGCGGCAAGATCATCACCATCGAAGGGCAGCTCAAAGACGGGACGTGGCAGGCCGAGCACTATGGACTGGAGCTGGACGGGGGCATGATCGACGGTGGCGGGTATGCGGCATCTCGCGAGGCATGGGCGAAACGTTTCGCAAAGAACGAGAGTCTCGACAGGCCGTATCGGATTACCGAGGGGGAGGTCCAGAGCGAAGACGTTCCGCAGGATGCTGCAACCGAGAAGAAGCTGGCAGCCGCATTAGAGAAGGAGCTGGCCCAGGACGAAGCATACGGGGAGCCCCGCGAGAAGCAAGGAATTGCCGTCTACGAACATCTCCCGGTTTTCGCAATTACGGAAAAGGGGTTGACAAGAAAGCCACGCAGAGCGCTTAACAATAATCAAGAGGTATCCAATGGACAAGAAGTATCCGGAACCGCGGTGGTGCTGGCTGACAATGCCTCTGCCGCCGGACAGGGGGTCGATGATAAGCGGAAAATACCCGCCCCTGGAGGAAGGGTGCTTCCCTATGTACCCGAACGGGGTACTCTCCCCACCGTCAAAAGTGAACCCATCGGAACCTGGAAATCCTCACGCCGAACAATAACCACTTCTGAAGACGCCGCCGTTATTGCCCGTGATAACCTATTGCGTGATGCACAGGAAACCCTTGTCTCTATTGTCACCGACAAAAACGGAAAGATTCTGGCCGTCAATCAACACACCATAGGAGCTCCTGACCAGAGCGCCGTATATCCCTATTTTGCTGCCGGGCAGATATTAAATATTACAGGCGCTTCTAAGGTATGGCTTGTCCATAACCATCCTTCCGGACAAGCAAAATTGTCCGATGCAGACCTGAGCGTAAGCGCCAACATTGGCGATCTTATCGCGGACGCCGGGATCGAAAGTATGTCGATCATTGCGATCACGCCGTCGAGATATTCCGATAACAGGTGGTCCAGCGAACCCCTTCCGCCGAAAGAACCTGCGATTTACAAACTGCCCATACTGGGAAGAAAATTTGACCAGTCTCCGGAAGGTCTCGAAAGTATAGGAAGCCAAAATGAATTTGAGGAGTTTGGCCGTTTATATATGAAAGAGGGCGGGATGGTTCTGGTTTCCGCTCAGCGTCAACCCGTAGCATTAATCTCTATCGACGACTACTCGAAACTCCGTCCCCTTCACACGGAAATCCTGCGAGAAGCGGAAAAGAGAAACGCCGTAGACTTTATGATCTACGATGCCAAAAAGACATTGACGAAAGAGGATATTGATAACCTGCTTTATTTCGCGAAAAACACACAACTTTCATTCACGACTGTTCGGGATAAGGACGGAGACCACTACGAAAAGATTAAGGAGGTATTTGAGTCTGAAAAAAATATTAGGACCAAAAGGGTTTTTTATTCCGTCCAGAAGGACGCCATCGACAACGCTTCCATTTTCCCCGAAGTCAACGAACGCCTGAAGGCGGCCAAGGGGATCCAGTATGCCTCCCTGAAGGACAGGGCGAAGGATGCCCTCGTCACCGGCTGGGAACATTTCACCCGGCACTTCCAGCACCTTGAACCGGAAACAGACGGCGCGGTCATCGATGTCTTCCGCAAGTTCCAGGACGTTCCCGCGTGGGCGAAGGATGAAACCGTTCGGCAGCTCTCCGGCTTCATCGGACGACTCTCTCCCCAGGGCCGGGATGTGTTCACGATGAACATTCTTCTGCCGGACATGATCCGGGACATCGAAGATGGCACCCTGACCGTTGAAGATGAAGCCGGGCTTCCGTTCGGGTACAAAAACAGGGATCAGGTACAGCAGGATTACGACCACTTCCGGGCCATCGCCGAGGGGAGCACCGCGATAATGGAAGCCCTTGACAGGCGGAACGCCTTCATGGGCTCGCTGACCGACCAACTCATCCAGCACAAGCTGCTGAAGGAGGAGGCCGCCAACGACCCGGCAGCCTACTTCCATCACCAGGTCCTCGCCTACATGAACTACAAGGAGAATCCGAATTGGGGGATGTCTTCACAGGACGTTCGTACCCACCGAAAGGGCTGGCAGGTTGGACGGAAGGGCTCCCAGCTTGATTACAACACTGAGTATGTCGAATCCGAGTTCGAGATTATTTCTCAGGCATTGACTCAGATCGAGACGGTCAAGTCTCTAAAGGAGATCGAGCGCCTGGCAGATATCAAGCCGCAACTGGAGGCCGAAGCCAAAGACCAGAACATGGCGACCTTCTACCGGAAGACCAACGAGGAGGGCGGAGACCCACTGGCGGACCATCCGGACCCGCTTCTGCCCTTCCGGGTGAAGATTGCGATGGGATTCCAGAAACTCGCGAAACTGTTCACTTCCGAGAACGACATGGGCTCCCTGCCGATGGAGTTTGACGATGTCATCGAGCACATCGTTGACCAGGAGGAGCAGCGCCGGGCGGCAAAGGAAGACGAGATCGAATTTGACCCCGTTCCTCACCCCCGGATGTTCGCCCTGCTGAACTACTTGATCAACCATGAGGGGCCGGGTTCTATGCCGGCGGCCATGATTTTCAAGGCGATCGCAGCGAGGAACGCCTTCATCAAGCAGATCGTCGGCAAGGATTGGGTCACGTACCGCGATATGATCCCCGAGGGGTACGTCGCCCATAAACCTGAAACCGGGAGCACGTTCTATTTCACAAACAGCATTGCAGACCAGGCGCTTAACCAGGTGTTGGCCGGACACAAGAACCTTCCGGAAGCCGTGCGGCAAGTCCTGGCGAGGGGCCGCGATGAAGAATGGGTTGTGAAGGAAGGGATCTCCAAGACCCTGAACGAATTCAGGCCGGCCATGTCGGATTCGCTCCCGGCGAAGATGTCGAAAAGTATGCTGACGGCCTGGAAACAGTGGATTCTTATGAACCCTTTCCGGGTCATCAAATACAACATCAACAATATGTCGGGCGACCTCGACATCGCCCTCGCCTACGACCCGAAGATCATCACGGGTTATTTCTCGCAAGCCTTCAAGGACCTATGGGCGGCGTCCCAGGGGAAGGCATCCGAGGCTTTGATGGACGAGCTGTCTGGGCTGACCAAGCGCGGTGTTGTCGGGTCCGGCATGACGGCGATGGATATCCCCGAACTGGGGGATGTCAAATCTGTCAAGGGCCTCGTGGACTTCTTCGACGGCAAGAGCAAGAACGCCCTGTCCCGGTGGTGGACGATGAGCAAGAAGCTCTCGACCTTGCGGGAAAACATCCTGCGGCTGGCGGCGAATCGGTATTTCCTGGACCGACTGGCGAAAGGAGATATCGTCTATGGAGCCTCGCGCAAGGAAGAGGTTGACGCCATTGAGAACCGAGACGACAAGGCCGCAAAGCTGGCGCGAGAACTGATCGGCGACTACGGCAATATCAGCCATGCCGGACAGTATATCCGGGAGCGGATGATCCCCTTCTACTCCTGGCTTGAGATAAACGCGCCCCGGTACGTCCGGTTATTCAGAAGCCTGAAGGATGAAGGCGGCGGTGGTATCGGCGCCATGGGCGGCGTCCTGGCCTGGAAGACGACAAAACTTGCCGTCAAAGCCTCCGCCCTCATGGGGCTGGTCATGTTGTGGAACGCGGCGTTCTTCCCCGATGAAGAGGATGAGCTGCAAGAGGCCGGGCGAGAACAGCTTCACATGATCCTGGGGCGGCGGGCTGATGGCTCCATCATCACCCTCAGATTCCAGGGCGCCCTATCGGATGCCCTCTCGTGGTTCGGGATGGGCAACCCCGTCGAGCAGGCCAAGAAGGTTGTCAGCGGGACAAAGGGCGCCGGCGACCTGGCGAAGGAAGTAGTCAAAGCCGCGCCTCTAAGGCTCTTCCAGGGATTCAGGCCGGAGCCGAAGCTGCTATACGAGACCCTGTCCGGGCAGAGTTTCTTCCCGGATCCGATGCACCCGCGACCGATCCGCGACACGGCGGAGCATATCCTTCGGACTTTCTCCCTGGACCGGATCTACAATCAGGCGTCGGGGAAGCCAAAGCAGGGCGGCACCTGGGCGACTCAGATGTATCGAGACATCCAAAGCCTGGCCCTCACCGAAGCAGATCCAGGTGAGCAGGCATACTACACCAGCCGGAAATATATCTTTGACTGGCTGGACAAGCAGGGGAAGGAAAAGCCCGCGGCCATGCCGACAAACCGGAGCAATTCCCTCTACTATTACAAGCAGGCGTTGAAATTCGGTGATTTTGGCGCAGCGGAGAAGTATCTCAAGAAGTACCAGGACATGGGCGGGAAGTTGCACGATGTCCAAGGGAGCATCAGGCGGGTTCACCCACTGGCGTCTTTGAGGTTGGCCGACCGGTATAAGTTCAAGGCGTCCCTGTCGCCGGAGCAGCAGGAGACGCTATCCGTGGCCACCGCCTGGTACAAGAAACATTATGTCGATACTTACAGAGAACAAAGGACATGCTTGAATGCTATGCCAAATACACTGTGAAGGAGAATGGCTGTGAAGAGAGCTAATTGGATGAAATCTGCGGTGCTCCTGATCTTCGTCTTTGCGGCATCGGCTGTGTATGCTGCGGCGATTAGCGGGATTGCCCAAGCTGCACCGGATTTAACGTGGCCTCTTCTGTTCAATGGAATTGCGCCAGGAGCGATCCTCGCATTTGTCGGGAAAAGGTACATCGACAAGCAGGATAAGACCAACAAGGAACTGATAACGTCAAAGAACGATCACACAACGCGACTCGGCGAGATCGAAATGATCCACCAGCTAAGGGGCTGCGATCAACCGGATAAGATGTTACGTGGACGGCGAAAGGAGGACGTATGACAACCTTTTTGGGAAAGGTAAAGCGGATCAGGACGGAGCTGACCCTGCTTTTGGTGCTGGCAATCGCGATTGCATTCATCCCCTCGGAGGCCCGGCTTGGGCTCTTGGGGCTCTTCATCACGAAGGGGATGTTTGTGACGATGGGCGTTCTTTATGCTCATGCCTCCCGGAAGTTCCTGTTCCCCTATCTTGACATGGAGGGCCTCATCACAGAGCATCACTGGGGGGGCGTGGCGTTCTTGACTGCCTATTACGGAGTGGTGATATGGGCTTTCGCTGTTGGTGGCTGATCCTTCTCCTTGTCGCCGTACCCGCGCACGCCCTTGATCGGTGTGAGGCGCACATCAAAGATGTCCGGGTCGAGCACACGAAGTATTTCGGGATTCAGTTTCCGTACTGGTATGGCATCGGACAGCTCAAGGCAGAGTCGGCATGTCGGACAAACATTACCGCTTTCGATGCTGGCCAGGGGATTGCTCAGTTCATGCCGAAGACCTCTCAGTATATTCAATCGCTGATGGGGGAAGCTCTCGATCCGTACAATCCGCGCCATGCGATCCGGATGCAGGCGTTTTACATGAACCAGATTCACCGAAAGGAAAACTGGACTGACAGGCTATGGGTTTCATATCAGATTTATAACGGGGGAAGGGGGACCTTGTACAAAGAATATCAACGGGCCGGTCTGGTGGATTGGGAGCTGATGAAGCTGTCATGCCACCGTAAGAAAATCCAGATGAAATGGGGCATCCTGGACCTCTGCACCGTCAATTACGAATATTCCAAGAAGGTGGAAAAATATGGGAATCAATACCGCAAAGGAAAAGATGGTTACTTTTATTGGTAGCTGGGGCTGGCGGAATACGGTGATTGTGCTCCTTGTGGTCAGCCTCGTAGCGATCCTGATCCTAAGTTACACCCAGAACAAGCCGGACAATTCCCAGCATATCATAGCGGACATGCGGGAGCAGTTGATGGCGCAATACGAGCAGGAGATCAAGACCCGAGATTCCAAAATCAAGGAACTGACGAACCGGCTGACCGTATCAGACCAGAAATATAAGGTCATCGTAAAGAAATTACAGGAGTTGAAAGATGAATACGCAAACGTCGCCCCGCCTCAGTCGAATTCTGAGATTCGCGCTCGCTTTTCTACTATGGGGTATCCTCCCTTGCCTTGACGGTTACGCCCAGAGGGCAGTGTGCTTTTCCGAGGACGTCGCCGGGAAGATGGTCATGGAGCTGGAGCGGACAGCGAATCTTGGGAAACAGGTGGAGCTTTCGGAACAAGGGACGGCAGAGATGCAGGCGCAACTGGATATCTTGAAAGAAACTATCCACATCCAGAAGGAACAGGTCGATGTGGCGACCGCCGCGTTGGAGGCTCAGAAGAAATTGGCCGAGGCTCAGGACGCAAACTGCCAGCAGTTGATCAAGGCGGCTAAGCCTACCTTCATGGAAAATGTTAAAAGCAACGTCCTGGCCGGTGGGGTGGGGGCTTTGCTGGCGGTTGTGGCGATACTTTTGCTTTGAACCGGATTGTTGAAAAGATGGTCACGCGCACCCAGGCGGTTTTTAGGTTCATCCGTACTTCTTTCCCGTTCAACTATTTTTTACAATGGGTATTATAGTCCGTGGACATATAGTCCGCAAATACAGCATTATTCAAATATGAAAACGCATGTACTCGAAGAGTTGGGGAACCGTATCCGTGAGAAGCGGAAAGCGCATGGATGGACGCAGGAGGAACTTGCCGCCAAGGCTGATATTGATCGCTCGTATATTGGTGGTGTCGAGCGGGGCGAACGGAATCTAACATTCACGGTGCTCTGTGAGATTTGTTCGGCACTTGGGTCCGACGTAGCTGCATTAACAAAAGGCCTCCCGGAGTTAGAGCAATGAAATGGTTACGGACTTTGGTAATTTTTGACCGTGGCGACGTCGTATCTACTACCGACTGGCGGGCGATCCATGAGAGTTATGTCCGATCAATCCAGCACATTGACTTCCCGGAAGGGGCTGGCAGCCTAACACTACGCCGCAAGGTCAAGCGCCCTGACGGTCAATGGGACCGAAATGGCGTTGTCTATCTCAAGCGTCGGTTTTTTGATCACATGGTTAACGCTGAACATTGGCGCGAGGAAGCCGGTCTTGATCTTGGCAAAAATCGCGTGCCGCCCGATTTGCTTATATTTCCAAGTATGGAACGTCACCGCGAACTGATAACGTCTGAGTTTGGCGGTTTCGATTTTGTTACATCCACTCCCGCAGGAACGTATATGGCGATTGAATGGGAGACAGGCAACATTTCCTCCTCCCATCGTAGCATGAACAAACTCGCGATTGCATTAGCGACGGCGAAGATACAAGCTGGTGTGCTCATCGTGCCCAGCCGTAGTCTCTATGAGCATTTAACAGATCGCATTGGTAACATCGGCGAACTGTCGGGGTATCTTTCCATGTGGAAAGACTTGGAAACCCGAGTGGAGCGCGGGCTTTTGGCAATCAGTATCGTGGAACATGACTATCTCACCAGTGACCCAACATTTCCACACTTGCCGACTGGCATAGACGGCCGTGCTCGTGAGGGTGGAGCTAAGAGACGCTAAACATGTCTGCTTGTTGTTGAGCGGGCATGTCGCATGTGCAGGTACCAGTAATCTCGGCAATGCGGTATTTATTTGATAGCGGATTGCCTGCCTTGCGCCGCTTTTCAATGTCGGCACCTTTAAACAAGATGTTCTTATTTGCGTGGATTTGGGAGAGATGATCCCTATCGACCTCTAACGACTCGAAGCGTTGCATTATTGCTGAACAGTCCAATTCGCATCCGACCCACCGGCGTTCTGTCAACTCGGCGGCAACATAGGTCGTGCCTGACCCACCAAATGGATCAAGAACAATGGATCCAGGATCACTTGCCATAGCAACAATGCGGTCCATAAGCTTGAGTGACAGAGCATTTGCATCGCGCTTCTTGTATTTGGCGTGTCTTACCGGCGGAATGTCGGTCCACACGTCGCACAGGTTAACGCCATTGGGGTTCATCTTGTCCTTATAACCGCCATAGTCCCTAAGCTCGCCGCCGCAGTGGCGGCAGCACGGGACTGGTAAACGATCCGGCTTGAATATCGATGGCTTAATTCCCTTCACGAAATAGAGAAGGGAGTAATGTGACGGGTAAAGGCGGCCATTTATGGGCAAGGAGTACTTGATATCAACGGCGATCCAGTGCCGGAAGGTTAGACGCTTGCCTAAAAACGCTCCCAACGGAAGGTTCCACTTCGGCAAGTTCCAGAGAAACAGCGACCCGCCTGGCTTTAAAACGCGGATCATTCCGTCAAGCCACGTCTGACACCACTCCAGATATTCGTGATTTGTCTTTGAATCATCGATATTAGAACTGTACTTCTTGCCAAGGTTAAAAGGAGGATCAGCAAATGCTAAGTCCACTGACTCGGGCTCAAGCATATCCAGGACAGTTATGCAGTCAGACTGGTAAAGACGGCCAAGGTTGGTTTGCAAAATGGGGATCATAGTCATCATTATAACAGCAACCGCCCACCGATGCAACCTTTAATCGTGGTATATTTTACCGAGTAAAGTATATTTGAACGATTACATATAAAAATGCTAACGATACAGATGAGGACGCTCAACCTTTGGATAGCTATACCGTACCAGGATCATCTCTCGTGATGCCAGCAAACGTATCAATCTGCCTCTGATTCCTTGCCTTTGAGTTTCCGTTTGGGCAGAAGGTGTTCCCCCATCTCGGTGATTCGACCCGCTACCTTCGCGATGAGATCAAGACTGACTCCTGCGGGAATCTGCCCGTTTTTGGTATAGCCGGCGAGATAGGCATCGGATGATGTTTCGAGGGCCAATCGCGCTGCGACTATGTAAGAGACTGACTCCGCCTCCACCTCAATGGCGTCGAGCGTGAGGCCGATCTCAGTGGCTTGGGTGGGGGTGCGAATCGGAATTGCGGGGGTGTCACAGGAGATTTTCTCATTGACAAACGTTGCCGTTTGTAGTACATTAGGACTATGAAAGCGCCGGATTTTGAATGGGACGACAGCAAGAACCTGGACAATATCGCAAAACACGGGGTGCCGTTTCAAAATGCGCAGCAGGCATTCCAGGATGAGCAGCGCGTTATTCTTCAAGATTCGCGTCATAGTGATAATGAACAGCGGTATTTTTGCCTTGGCAAAGTCTGCGGCGAGATCATGACCGTCCGGTTTGCATACCGAAATGGAAAGATCAGGATTTTCGGAGCGGCCTTTTGGCGGAAAGGAAAGAAGCGTTATGAAAAAGAAAATTGTATATAAGGATGAACCGTCGGATGTCGATCTGGAACATGCGGTCAGGGTGAAGGATTTTCTGCCTGGCCCGAATCACCTTGTTTTGCGGAAGGAGCGTGTCGTGGCAGTAAGGTTGGACGATTCGACGGTTTCCGAACTCAAGAAGGAAGCCGACGAGAAAGGTTTGGGTGTTTCCAGCTTGATCCGGATGTGGGTGCGGGAAAGATTGACGAAAGCACACGCCTCTTTATAATATAACCCTGATAGCATCTTTCCACTTTACAGATTGTCGATATGCCGCTTGAGGCGTGAGGGTGATGCTATCAGGAAAGAGGGAAGGGGATCTTTGTCCAGTATGCCATGTGGCTGGGGGTGAGATGCGGCGGATGGACGGCCTACCATAAAAAGAGGGTGTCCGATCCGGTTTAAGAAAGGGATTCAGCTCGCAGCTTTCGGGCATACATGGCGCTGTCTTCAATCGGGCGATCCGTCCATAAACCCACAATCTTCGATCTCAGTAGATTTTGCGCAGTAGCACCGATAGACTCCGTTATCAGAGTTTCTGTCATTACGATCATCTCGACGCGCTGTCCCTTCTTTAAGGGAAGGCCGAAAATTTTGAGTTCGCCGTCTTTTTTTACTGTTTCCAAAATTCTAAGTGCCTGCATAAAATCACCTCCTTTACGCCTTCACCGTTATACTGAACAACGCGCAAATCGCAAATGTTTTTCATGTGTGTGCCGATACGAACGTAAGACATGATCCCTATGCGATGTAGCTGGGTACAAAGCGGAGGATGGACCGCGTAACATAAAAAGAAGGTGGCCGATCCGCTGTAAAGCTGCCAACGCGACTGGTAACTGGTCACGCGCATCCGGCGGTTTTTTGGCTCATCCGGTTCTTGCGTACTCTCTGTCGTTCATCTACTTATCAATACCCCTGATTCTGCGGAGAGATCATCAATCCACCGAAATATGGGTGTCGCACCCGGTGCCCAACACATACACTCAGGCAACGGGGACATTTATTTTCCATTACAAATTCCAACCCCCATCATTCCAAATGGTGTATCAATGTAATATTTTGATTCGGGAAACACATCTATTCTACCGCTACATAGCGGACATTTAACGCGGTATCCATATTCTACGACTACAAACTCCTTGCTGCAATATGGGCAGGTAGCTCTATCTTCCTCCATCATTTTCCCTCCGCTAATTTAAGCCTGTTCAATACTTGTTTATACTAATGAATATAGTTACTTACAAAGACGAAAAATCGAAGATAACCCATTTTTATTGGATTTCCGGAGGATCAGCCTTCGGAAATCCAATGTTTTGAAAAAAGATAACCCACAAATTGGGCGATTCCGGGGGTAGGTTAACCCAAGAAATCAGCGCTTGCCACTCTTAAAAAATAAGGGATTTTTAAAATTCCTTTACTATATCAGTATTTTAGATACTTTTCTAAATATTGAACACCAGTATTGAACAGCAAACATCACATGGTACAGTTGGTTTTCATGGTAAAAACTGAATTATTGAACAGGCTCAATTTACAAAAACATTTCCCGTATCAATTTGCCACGGCGGGACTATATGAAAAATAATTTTGTGTCAAGAGGATTTTTACCACAAAATATGGGGTGCGTTGCCGATCACTGTGTGAGTGATGTATCGCGTCGGTTGTCTTTTTATTACTTCGGCAACAATATATGTCAAAGCCGTCATTCCCGCGAAAGCGGGAATCAAGAATTGGACTGGATGCCGGATCAAGTCCGGCATGATATTAGATATTTAATGGCAGGAGAAATGATTGATCCAGAAAGATGCGCTCAGCGGCGCGCAGCAGCATGTCCGTTGCATCCGGTTGTTCGGTCATTCTTCAGTCATAATGCCTTATAGGAATCTCGCCTTCGTCAATTCGCGTTGAGCGGCACTTCGGACAACGAGGGGGTGCGTCGAGGCAATAGTTCCCGCCACATATGCATGTTCCGGCAATAGCATTAATTCCTCTGTTGTATTCATCTTCGGATATCGGCTCAACTTGTACGTGGTCTTGCATGTATCTATCATGTTCTGAACTCGCAACACAATACGGCATCCCTATTCTTTTCACGTAGCGCAGGTGCAGCTCGCCAAGTTCATCAAAACCTATGCCCTTCGTCTTTCCACAATTCTCACAGCGAATGAGGTGATAGAATACCCCGCCACCGTGGAGAACTGTGAAGGAGATACGACATTCAGGGCATTTTGCTTCAAATACATCCGTCATTTCCGATTTCCATTCCTTTGAGGCCAGTTTTCTGAATGGCGGCTTGAGCAGCGAACATATCCCCGGCGCCGTCCTTTTCGATGAACCCGAAGCCTTTTATTCATTGAGCCGCGTTATCTTAACCTTCTGCCCTCGCTTGCATCCTTCATTTCCAATATTCAGCTACTTCGTGTTCTCGATTCTTTCCCTGAGAGCAATCAATAACGTCGTAAGATCATCATTTTCCAGGGACAGCAGAAAGTTCAGATCTCTGTCGGTTTGCAGCAGTTTCAGCAGTTTTTCCAGGAGTTCAGTCTTTGTCAGATCGTTCATGTTATTTCGCCAGACCCCCAAGTATCGATAAATGACCTTAATGTTGCCCAAGAACTGATTAAAAGGACGCAAGAAGCGTCAGCCTTCCGTCTTAAAGCCCTTTTCATTGAAAAGCCTCAGACAGGCATTCACGACATCGGGATCATACTGGGATCCGCGATGGGCTTTTATTTCATCAAGGGCCTGCTTTAAAGGGAGGGCATCCCGGTAAGCTCGACGAGAGGTCAATTCTTCAAGGGCATGGGCCACAGCCAGGATCCTGGCGTCGATGAGAATATCCGCCCCCTTGATCCCCCGCGGGAATCCGGATCCATCATAACACTCGCGATGTTGCAGGGCAATGTCCGCGATGGGCCAGAGAAAATTGACTTCTTTTAAAATGTCGTAACTCAACTGTGGGTACTTGCGATATAGGGTCAGTTTGGTTCCTGTCAACTGCTCGGCATCCAGAAGTATTTCGACGGACATATTCACAAGGCTGATGTCATAGACGTGGGCTGCCATCCAGAGCCCCTCCACCGAGCATTCGGGAAGTCCCATTTCCTTGGCGATGGCGTGTGCAAAATACGCGACCCGTTGGTGATGTCCGGGAGCATAGGGTCCGCGCAATTCAACCGCTCCCGAGAATGCTTTCATCATCCCCGTGTAGCACTTTGTCAAACGGTCCAGGTAGTCTTTGATTTCCTTATCTACCCTGTGCTTTTGGAGAGCCATCTCGATGGTTGCGTACAGTTCCTTCTGATTGTAAGGTTTGACCAGATAACCGAAAGGATTTGTCAGTTTTGCCCGCTCGATATATTCCTGATTTGTGTAAGCGGTCAAATAAAGCACCGGGATATTGAACTTTGACGCGATCTTTTCGGCAGCTTCAATGCCGTCCATTTTACCCTTTAAAACAATATCCATCAGGATCAGGTCGGGTCTATCCGCTTCCACCTTCCTGATGGCCTCGTCTCCCGTGGATGCCGTTTGGCAAACCGTGTACCCGAGATCTTTCAGATCCCTGCAAAGCTGATCGGCAACGACCCATTCGTCTTCCACGACCATGATCTTCTCACTGTTCATAACAACCTCCCCTCTCACAAATCATAAAGGAAATTTGATCCGGAATTCTGTTCCGTTGTCTCGCCTTACCTCAATTTGACCGTCAAGCTGATTTTTTACAAGCCCGTTCACAAGATGCAACCCCACAGTTCGGGGTTGGTGAATATCAACATCATCCGGCAGGCCCAAACCATTATCACGGACGACGATCTCTATTTCTGTGTTTTTCGTTTCGCGGATGATGATCCGTAATTCATGTGGTCCATCGCCGGGAAAGGCATGTTTAAGCGCATTGGAAATCAATTCATTCAGAATCAACCCACAGGGGATCGCCTTGTTAATATCCACATAAACATCGCCGTCGGGTTGGACGATCAGATCTATTTCCCCAGGATTGATTTTGTACGATTGAAACAAGCCCTGTGACAGGGTTCTCACATAACCGGCCAGATCGACTCTTGCGAAATCCTTTGACCCGTAGAGTTTTTCATGGATAAGTGCCATGGATCGGATTCGGCTCTGGCTCTCATTCAACCTTTCGATCAGCTCCGGATTCCCGCTTGACTTTGCCTGTAGATCGAGAAGGCCGGATATCACCTGCATGTTGTTCTTCACCCGGTGATGGACTTCGCTAAGGAGGATCTCTTTCTCCCGAAGGGATGCATGAATCCGTTCTTCCGCCTGCTTACGGTCTGTGATGTCACTCTGCGTCCCGAAGAAGCGAAGTGGCTTGCCTTCCGCGTCCCGCATTACCTCGCCCTCGCAGTGGAGCCAGCCTATTTCTCCGTTTGGCCGCACAAATCGGAAATCAACATCGTAGTGTTTGTCGTTATTCAGTGCAGCATCTACCTGCTCTTGGACGAACCCGAGGTCCTCCGGGTGGACTATACTCCGGAACTTCTCATATGTCGGCACGAACTCCTGCGGCCTGAATCCATAGATGCTATAGCACTCATCGGACCACTGTAAGTCGCCAGTCACAACGTTGAGGTCCCAAGAGCCAAGGTGGCCCACCCGCTGTGCCTCTTTCAGGCGCTCCTCGCTCTCCCGCAGCGCCACCTCCGTCCGCTTGCGGTCGGTAATGTCGGTGGCGATTTCCATACGGACAATGCGACCATCAGGCCAATAAATGGCCCTGTCCCGACAATCGTACCACCGTTTATTGACAGTGTTCTGAAATTCCCAGACAACACCCTCTGTCGGGTTCCCATCAGGCCCAATGAGCTTACTATTTGTGCAAAATTCACAGGGGCTGGCCTTGCCTGCCTGTATCGTCTGCCAACAGATTTTACCCTTTACATCACCCCATATATTTTGCCCGTATGTGTTGATGAATACGAGCTCATAGGTTTTCATATCAACAACGTAAACGAGGGCATCAAGGCCGTTTAAAACTTGCGAGAATGTCTTATTTTGGGTCCGCAGTTCCTCCTCCGCCCGTTTGCGCTCGGTAATGTCCTGGTATATTGTCTGAAAGCGCCTTCCGCCGTTCCAGAGTATTTCCTTGCGGAATACCTGGAGATGGCGGACTTCACCATTTTTCCTTACGATGCTTACTTCATATTCGGACGGGTCATACTCACCTTTCCGTCTTTTCTCCTTTCGTATCTGGAACTCGGCATAGCTCTCCGGGGTGTATCGCTTCTTTACAGGGGTTGTATTCAATTCCTCGATGCTGTCGAAGCCATAAATATCCAGCATAGCCCGGTTGGCATAAACTGTCTCACCTTCTATGGTCACGATGCGGATGCCCAGCGGGGAATCATCCAGAGAACGGTGGAAGTTCTCTTCGCTTCGGTGCAGCGCCTCCTCCGTCCGCTTGCGTTCGGTGATGTCTTTTATGGAGACGACGATGCGGGCTTCTTCTTCTTCTTCTTCTTCTTCTGCAAAAATGATTCTTGCCATGTCCAATTCAAGAACCAATTCCTCAAACTCATCAAATTTCTTCTCACCGGTTTTCATGGGTACCACCTCCCAGCACGTTTGCCACCGGTAATTCTCCAAAACAGGCTTTGAAATTCAGTAACAGTCGTTTTTCGCAATCCCGGTAATTATCCGTCGGGAAATACCTGACATTAACGCCGGATTCTCTTATGATCGGAAGCAACGCAGTATTTTTTATTTGCCCGTTTGTGTAATGCATCAGACGCCTGCGCAAACATTTGGTCGCTCCCAGATATGCGGTCATACTCTTGCCCTTCGGGTAATTAAAGCTTGCCGCAGCGCTCATTTCATAGATGCCGGGAATCTCTGGAATCCTGGCGATATTCTCTCTGTTTAGTGGAAAATAACCGCTGAATTGAGCCGTGCCTTCATATCCGCTTTTGTTTCGCTCGGCATAGTTGGGGATATGCAGCAGGCCGCGGGCATAGCATACCGTTCTGACGGAAACAGCAATCCCCTTTTGCCGTAA